GCAGATGAAGAATGATGTATTAGCTGGTAAGGTTACGATAGAGATACTAGAAATATGTGATGATAGATTCATACGTCGTACTAAGCTCATGAACTATAGGAATGAGCTACTAGCTAAGGGATACACCGAGTACTCAGCTACGCAGTTTGTAGATGCCAAGGTTAGGATGAAGTATGTACAGCTAGGTAAGAGGTTGTACGCTATGGTTTACATGGTGGTAGGTAATAAGCCTAAAACTGTGCTTGGTGTTTTTGATAAGATGGAAGAAGCTAAAGAGTTCATGAATCTCCACTATCCTGACGATAGAGTTAATGCACATAGTCGTATTGTCGTAGCAGATAACGAACTCACTCACAAATTAATCTCCGACTACTCCTTCTAATTTAACAACTAGTCTTGAAGTTAATAGCTTCTAAGATTGACCCATTTGGACCGTGAAAAATCGTACATAAGATTGTATCAAGGTTGGGTAAAGTAGGTTAACTGAGAATACGAAAGTGTTCAATAGCTGCGAAGCACCTACACTCAGAGTCGAACCAGTTAGTATAAGTTCTGAGCGGAAAGCCAAGTGGAGAAATGACAGGAGTACGAGGGATACAGCACTCACTCCATCAATCCGAGCATGACATGATCTGAAATATGATCACAAGGTTTTAGATGAAATCTAATCAGTAATCTAATTCCTACTCCGTATAAGGAGATTATATTTTTTTTAAAATATGTCTCCGGTAAATCGGGTGTAGTGTATCTAAACGAACCTCGTATACACCCGAATAAATGATTCACCACTCGACTTCGTTCACCATCTCTCTACGGATATAACAAGTCTCCCGCTTGTTACATCTTTATCTACTTCTCTTTGAACTCAGTCTTCGGCGATTGCGTTCTCGCTTACGCTTACACTCCACCGCTCTCAAATAGATTTACAAGGTAATGTGATCGAGAATATCGCCGTCAAGGGAAGAAGTATTTAGTATTCTAGGAATGTGTAAAATAGTGTGGCTGATTATAGGAATAAGCTAACAACTATAATGTATGAAGAAGATCACGGAAGAATTTAGCGTCATTGAATGTCGTCACTGTAAGCAAGAAAAGAAACGAACCTTTGCTGGTTACTATCCAAATAAGAAAGATAAGAGATGGGTAGATCAGGAGACTGGTAGGGAGTTCAATGGGCGTTTTTGTCCTTCGTGTGATAGTGAGCGAAAAGCTCGAAATCAAAGATTACGTCGAAGAGTAAATCGAGTAGTTAAAGAGGCGGAGTATGACAAGGCAGATGAATAGAAACGCGTTAAATACAGATGTAGTTCGTGAATTTGTAATGCTTTATGACAAGGGTGACAAAGTAATACAAAGACTGGTTGATGCTTGGCATGGAGCGAAAGACTTTGGTGAGATTGATATGATCGAATGCCAAATGGAGACATACAAAAAAGAAATAATGCACGAAGCAGAACAATGGGTGGCTCACGGTGAAAATTGAAACAGATTATTATATTTGGTCTAAAGGTGATAGAGTGAAGATTAATGAGTACTTCTCCACACACGAGTTTACTTGTCAGTGTGAGCATGCTGATTGTATTACGCAAAAAGTTAGCGTGGAACTCATTAACAAATTAACAACTCTTCGTAAGTTAATGAATACACCTGCTAAGGTTACATCAGGATTTAGATGTCGTAAGCATCAGGAAGATATACGAAATAGTGGGGTGTCTACGGTCGTTGCCAAGGTAAGTCAGCATGAGTTAGGCAACGCCGCTGACATTAAATTCGGTACGTTGGCGGTTGCCGATTGGCTTGATGAAGCGAAAAAACTTTTCGATTACATCGGTATTGCTAAAACATTTTTGCACCTTGATACAAGAAAAGCCAAAGTAAAAGGTCAGCACGTTACATGGAGCTACTAATAAATGCTTAGAGATATGTTTAAAAAAAGAATGAATCCGTATTTAAATCCAAATCAAGATTTAAATGCTAATCCTAATATGTCTTCACCGGAGATGAATACATTCGCAAATCCCGGACAACAAATGATGCCGGAAGACATGAATGCTTCTCAACCTCTTAATCAAATCCTGACTCCTAAAAGTTTCTTGCAGGATAGAATGTATGGCATACAAAGACCACAACCAGTAGAGCGTGCTGATGGCGGTATGATTGGTAGACGACAACCGATGCCTGCAATTTTTAAAGATGGTATGGGTAAAGATATGCAAGTGCGTGGATTAGAAAATCCTCAACCATTGAATCCTCCTAAAGAACCTGTAGAACAAATTAGCGCACAACCTGTACCTCCTCCTACTAATAAAGCGCCGCGCGCAGGAACAGGTCGCTTTGGTAATTTGAAAAGAACTTTGATGCCTCGATAATTTAACAACTTTATTTGAGGCGATGGAATAATCAGTAGGTACTATACCTGCAACGATTACTATCGTGATGCAAATAATAAAGAGGTGAAATCCCTGTTTATTTTATCGCCAAAAACTAAAAAGGAAATGTATACATGAGTCCAAATTTATTAGCAGGTTTACTCGGTCAAGGGGCTGGTCCTATTGGCGGAGCTGGTAGCGATGAAGAAGGTAAAATTCCATTAGAAGCACTTTTGGGATTGGGTGCTAGAGCCGGATTAACTTCTTTGCAACAAGGTAAATTGCCTATTATGGGTATTATGGAAAACCCTAGTATGTTTTTACCTAAACCAAATAAAGGACCAAATGTTGCGCCACCTACTGCAGCTTCTCCAATGTCTGCACCAAGTTCTGATATGAGTTCACAATTAACTCCAGAACAATTTGAAAAATTAAAAAATTTACTTAATTCGCAGCAAGCATAATTTATTACAGGAGTAATTATTAATCATGGATAAGATTTATAAAGTGTTACCGATGGCATTGTATTCGCTATTTATTTTAAAGTTAATTGTAAATGGCGTTAATTTACCGGAGTGTGGTGTTGCGATTGGCCTCACTGCATTTATGGCAGTAAAAGAATTTATTGCTCACAAGAAAAATATTAAGTTACAAGAAGTAACAAAAATTGTTGATAAACAAAACGAAGTGATCATGAAAATGGCCACTGAAATTGATGCATTAAAAACTTCGATTGTTGGAGTTAAAATGGGTCAAGGATTCAAAAAGGTAATTTAATTTTATTATGTCTATTCTTCCTTTACTTGCATCATTATTAGGTACTGATGAAGCTGAAGCAAAACAATTTTTTGCATCAGAAAGAGGAGAACTTAAATCCGACATACCTTTAAAATTTGATAAACAAACTCTTAAAGATGTTTTAGGAAAAGAACCGGAATCTCAAAAAGAATTTAAAGTTCTTATTGATAAAAAATTTAATCAAATGAAAAAAGATTTTCCTCAATTAACCACGGGAGAACTTATTAATTTATTAAATAATGACTTATTAGAAGCATCAGTAGGAGCATTGCACCCTAAAGATATAAAAGAAGTTGTTCCTAAAGTTTTAACGTCATTAGGCATTCCTGAAAAAGAACAAGAAAAATATAATCAAGTATGGATACAATCTCCTGATCAATATCAAAAAGGTGTGACATATGCTACTGCACCAAAAGACGATACGGCACCATTAGGAACTGGTTACGAAGAAATTGTTTCTCCTCAAAGCGAATTAAACTTAGGTAAAATGGATTTTGTTTCACATGGATTACCAATTACAAATAAAATACCAGCTCGAATTGAAAAAAATAAAACATATATTGATAAAGAAAAAATTTGGCCATTTACTAGAGCATATTTAACCAAAGAACGACCGGAAAAATCTGCAGCATTAATGGCTCACGAATTAATTCATGCAATATCCAAAACAAAAACTCCGGAAAAAAAATTTACAGAAGAAGATAAAAATAAAATTTTAAAAAATGCAAATTTAAATACTGCATTAAAAAAATTAGGGTTCATGGAACACTTTCCGCAAGAATCCGGGGAATATGGCCTACATTATGCTGTTGCAAAAATGACGCATCCGGAATGGTTTAAATCTGATGTCAAACCATCTCCAAGTCCTAGCCCAACTCCAATTGAAATGCATGATGCTCCAGTTACCGAGCCGAGATTTCCATATTCGGATGTTGATGTTATATCTCCTTCTCCTACTCCGATCGAAATGTATGATGCTCCAGTTTTTGAAGAAGAATATCAGAATAACGCGGATGTTCCCGTTAAATCCTCACCATATTTTGATCCACAAAAAGAAATAAGAGAAGTTTTTAAGCGCACAAAAAGTAAAACTAAAACAAAATAATATTCCTAGAACTTAACAACTAAGTACATGAAGAACTTAAATGACATGGAAAAGTCGTTTAGTGAGCTACAGGAATATTCTGATACACAGTTCAGAACTATTGTTGAACTCAAAAAACAGCTAGAGAATGCAAAAGAAGAAATAAAAGCGTTAAAAAAGATGCTTGAAAGTAATGTGTCTCATATTGCACCTTTAACGGTCGGTAATGTGTCAAATATTGCACCATTAGGAATTTCAAACGAACAATTAATTTGCGAAACTCAGCTAGTACTTCTTAAAGATCGCTCAATTTCTCGCGAATTAACGCTAGAAGAAGCAAAAAAATTCCAAATCTACACAACAATTCTCACTGAAATTCATAGAAATAACCAAGAAACTCCGGATCTAAGCGTTCAAAAACTTAGTGATGATGAGCTTTTAAAACTCGTGGTAAATAACGATGGCACAAGCGACAGCATCAACGAAGGTTGATCCGAAATTAGTCCGAGAAACTCTTTGGAGACGCGGTAATCTATCTTGGTTACTCGATTTAAACCAAAAAGAATTGTATGAGTTGTTTTACAACACAAAGCATCGCGTTCAAACGTGGCTTCTTGCTCGTCGTTCCGGTAAGTCTTATGCTCTTTGCGTCCTAGCAATCGAAACTTCTCTGAAAAAACCCGGAGCAATTGTAAAATTCCTTGCTCCCACTCGCGTTCAAGTTAACTTAATCATTCGTCCTCTCATGAGAAAGATTCTTGAGACTTGTCCTGACGATCTAAAACCTGATTATCGAGCAAAAGATAACATTTTTTACTTCCCAAACGGTTCAGAGATTCAACTTTCTGGTACGGATGGCGGAAGTGCAGAGCGTCTTCGAGGCGGTGACTCGGATTTAGCGATTGTAGATGAGGCAGGAAGCTGTACTGACCTATCTTATTGTATTAAAGACATTCTTTTGCCTACCACTCTTATTACTAAAGGTAAAATTTTGCTTGCTTCTACCCCACCAGAAGACACAGAGCATGATTTTATTCGTTTTATTGAGGAAGCTGATGCTCGCGGTTCATTAATCGTTAAAACCATCGAAGATAATCCTCGTATTGATAAAAAAGAAAAAGATGATTTGATTATGGAGCTTGGTGGACCAAACAGCGAAGCTACACAACGAGAACTTTTTTGTAAAATTATCAAATCTTCCACTAGAACAGTGATTCCTGAGTTTACGGAAGAAAAAGAAAAGGAATTAGTTCGTAATTGGGAGAAGCCTCCGTTCTTTAATTCATACGTTTCAATGGATTTAGGTTACAAAGACTGGACTGTCATCTTATTTGGTTACTATGACTTTAAAGAAGACAAGGTAGTAATCATGGATGAGATGATTACATACGGTCAGGAGATGCATCTTCAAACTTTAGGTTGGGAAATTAAAAAAATGGAAGATCGTTTGTTCACTGCACCAATGACAAACGAATATATTAAACCTAAAAAACGAGTAGCCGATCACAATCTCATCGCAATTAACGAAATTTTAAAAGCCACTAACTATCAAGTGCGTTTTGAGCCAGCGAACAAAAACGATAAACACGCCGCGATTAATTTTTTACGCTTAATGGTTCAAAATAATAAACTTTACATTAATCCTAAATGCAAAGTGTTAATTCGTCATTTGAAAAACGCTAAATGGGCTTCTATTACAAATAAAGATACGTTTGCTCGATGTCCGGAAGGATCGCATTATGACTCTGTAGACGCGTTAGCATATTTGTTACGGGCTGTAGATTTTAAACATAACCCGTATCCAAAGGGCTTTGGTTTAACAACTAGAAGTGAAGATTTATACAATAGAAATATTTCAAAACCGATAGAAAACGAAAATGTCTATCGCAGGATATTAAACTTAAAGGTTAAAAGATAATGAGTATTTATAGTGCAGATAACAGTGTAAGCAAAGGTGACATTTATTGGGCTGCAGACACCGCAGAACGTGTTACTAGCGAAGCTTTGAACCGAGCTAGCTCCTTTTACAATGTTTTATCTCAAAATTACTATTTAGATCAGTTAGTTCGTAACTGGCTTTTTTATCACGGACAATATAATGCTACTATTGCCGGAGATAGTCATCGTATTAGCTTTACTGGTGAAGAAGGAGAACTCGTTTCTCTTGCTGTAAACCATTTCCGTAACATTGGTCAGCACATGCTCAATATGATTACTGCAAACCGTCCTGTGATGGAAGCTAGAGCAGTAAACACTGATTATAAATCTCTTGCTCAGACATATCTTGCTAATGGTATCTTAGATTACTACATGCGCGAGAAAGGTCTTGAAGAGTGTATTCGTCGCGCTACAGAAATGGCTGTAGTTCTTGGTAGTGGGTTTGTTCGTTTAGAGTGGAATGCTACTTCTGGCGAACTTTATGACTTTGATCCTGATACCGGCGAGAAAAACTTTGAAGGTGAGATTGAGTTTAACACTCTTTCTCCATTTGATGTTGTATTTGACGGAACAAAAGAGTCTTGGGATCACGAATGGATCTTGGTAAGAACTTTCCAAAACCGTTTTAACCTTGCTGCTAAGTATCCAGATTTAAGAGAACAAATTATCGGAATGCAAACAAAGAATATGGCAACGACATCTTATCGTTTGAGCATGTTCTCGAATGATCAGACCGACGACATTCCTGTATATGAATTATTTCATAAAAGATCAGAAGCAATGCCTGATGGTCGTTATGTTTTGTTCTTAGATGCAGACTTAACGCTTCTTGATATGCCGCTTCCGTATCGTCAGATTCCAATTTTCCGCATTTCTGCCGGAGAATACATGGGAACTCCATACGGTTACACTCCGCTAAATGATATTTTCCCATTACAAGAAGCTGTGAACTCTTTATACAGCACAATTCTTACTAACCAATCAGCATTCGGTGTGCAAAACTTATTTGTACCAAGAGATGCCGATTTAAGTATTAATTCGTTAGAAGGTGCGCTCAATATCATCGAAGGTAATGCAAAACCTGAACCTTTAGCACTTACTGCTACTGCACCTGAAATTTTTAGCTTTACACAAACACTGGAAACCATGATGGAAACCATTTCTGGAGTAAACTCTGTAACCAGAGGTAATCCGGAAGCATCATTAAAGTCAGGAACGGCTTTAGCACTTGTTCAGTCCATGTCATTACAGTTTATTTCTGGACTTCAACACAACTACGTCAAGTTAATCGAACAAATTGGTACATCTTTGATTACTATTTTAAAAGATTATGCGAAAACGCCAAAAACTATATCTCTCGTCGGTAAAAACAACAGACCAATGCTTAAAGAGTTCACCTCCGACAGCATTCAGGATATTAATCGCGTTATTGTTACCGTTGGGAATCCCCTTGCTCGCACTACTGCTGGCCGTGTCCAAATGGCTGAACAAATGCTTCAGATGGGCTTGATTAAAAGCCCTCAAGAGTACTTCCAAGTCATTAATACCGGTGCAATTGAAACCATGTATGAGTCCGACATGAACGAACTTCTCTTAATTAAACGAGAAAATGAATTCATGATGGAAGGTAAAGAAGTAATGGCTGATATTTTTGATACTCACCAGCTTCACATCATGGAACACAGAGGTCTTTTGTCTGATCCAGAACTTCGTATGAATCCGGAGTTAAGAAGCGTTGTACAAGCTCACATGGAAGAACATATTGATATGCTTCGTAACGTTGATCCTGACGTATTGATGATGACAGGTCAGCAACCACTTCAAAATCCTAATCAACAACAAGGTCAAGGTGGTAATATGGGCGGAATGATGCAACCACCAAGCGGAATGCCACCAAGTCCTGAAGATTTAATTAAAGGACAAGGCAATATGGGAGGAGAGCAATTACCAAATCCTGCAACACCTCCAGCACCGTTTGAAAATATGCCTACAAATCCTGCTGATATGATGCCGCAATAATTAATTAACAACTTTATTTATGGAAAAAAAGAAATTTCAATTTAAAAAAGTCCATAAATCAGTAAAGGGTGGATTAACAGAAGCAGGACGTAAAGCGTATAATCGTGCTACTGGTTCTAATTTGAAAAAACCACAACCTGAAGGCGGATCAAGACGCGATAGTTATTGTGCAAGATCAGCTGGTCAGAAAAAAATGCATAACATTGACTGCACTAAAACGCCTGAGAAAAGACTTTGTTTAGCTCGTAAGAGATGGAAGTGTTAAATGCCAGCAAAAAGCAAACAGCAGTTTAAATTTATGAAAGCTGTAGAGAATAATCCTAAACTTGCTAAAAAAGTGGGGATGTCTCAAGAACAAGCTGCCGAATACACAAAAAGTAATGTCGGTAAAAAAAGATTTTCTAAGTTAAAAGAAAAAGTAGGAAAGAAATAAAATGGCTCAAACAACTAAAACTTTATCAGAAAGAGACTATCAGCAGACATTAAGATTATCTTTTAATGATGTTGATTCTTCATTAACTACTAACGGATTTCTTATTGGTAAAGTTGGACGTAAAGTAGAAGTAGCAATCGCTACTACCACCGTTTTAGATGATACGGCTATTTATACTTTCTCTGAAAATGGAACTGTATTGTATCAATATACAATTATTTACACAAATGGCGGTAGAACGCAGATGATTTCTGCGGAAAGAACTGCATAAGGAACTAATATGTCTATCGTTTTTGACCCATTTACAGGACAAATTATTGATACTGGTTCTTCCGGTGGCGCGCCGTCTATTGGCGGACCAGTTTTAGGTGCTAATCCTAACGCTATTTTAGTTACCGATGGAGCTACAAATTTAGCTGACATTCAGCTTGATAACGGGGAAGTTTTAATCGGTAAAACAGGCGATGCTCCTGTTGCTGCAACATTAACCGGAACTCCAAATCAAATTAATATCGTAAATGGCGCAAATTCTATTACCATTTCTACTCCACAAGATATTAATTCCACAGCATCTCCAACATTTTCAAATTTAAACTTAAATCCGGGAGCAATAATTGATGTTAATGCTGCAGGAATTTTAGAATTTGGTATTACTAATGCTACAGTTATTAATATTGGTAATGCTGGTGCCGATGTTAATATTTATGGTGATACAGTCTATCAAAATGTAACAAATTTAAATGTTACCGATAAAAATATCACAGTAAACAATGGCGGATCGGCATATACATCATTTAATGCTGGTATTCATGTATACGATGGCGGAGTAGCCGACAAAGGTTATTTAGAAGTAACTCCAGACATGCTTGGTTGGGATATGAAAGCTCCTTATGCAGACGGAGTTATAGTTTTTAATCCGGGGGCTGTAGGATTTACAATTAATCAAGGTTCACATAATCCAATTACCATCGCAACTCCAGCAAACGGTCTTGCTGTTGATGGAAACCAAGAATTATCCATCGAATTAGCAAGTGCTTTGCAAAATGGAGCATTATCTTCTGCTGACTGGACTACTTTTAATAATAAACAATCTGAATTCGCATTTAAAGTAAAGGCATATGACCCGGTTAGCGCAACTCTTCCAACTGTTGATCCTGTTGTTGTTGATGGTTACACTGTTCTTGATGGTGATAATGTATTATTTAGTAATCTCACCAATCCAGCAGAAAATAATAAAATTTATATCGCTTCTATTTCAGCAGGTGTTGTATCTTGGACTGAAAACGTATTATTTATTCCAAATGTTAATGATTATGTTCTAGTGGAAAACGGAACAGCATTTGCAATTCAGTCCGGCGTATTTAATGGCACATCTTTTGACTTTAATCGCGTTATTCGTCATTTTAATGGTGTAGATTATTGGGAACAAAGCGCAATTTATGCGGTTGCTTTAGTTAACAACACACCAAATAACGTATTTACAATCAGTTATGTTAATTCTGAAAACATGATTGTAGATTTCTCAATTACTCGCGGAACTAATAAAACTACTGGTACTTTGTACATCACTACAGACGGAACAACAGCAAAACTTTCTGACGTAGGTGTAGACTTAGTTTCTCCTGTTGGAGTGACATTTGAACTTGGATTAAATCTTTTAACAAATGAAATTTCATTAACTTGTTTAACTGATAATTCTGGGGATTCTGGTGAATTAAAATATGCATTAAGAAGATGGTCTGATTCTCCGGGAGGTCCGGGAGGATTACCTTCTTACACAAGTGGTGGTGGAAGCTCTTATTTCACGGTTCAAGAAACAAGTTCTACTAATCCTACCGTTACATTTAATAACATTAACACGCTTAATTTTGATAATGATACAGGATTTAACGTAACTGCTGATGGACCAAACACAGTTAAAGTAAGTCTTGGTAGTACATTTAAAACTTGGAACATTGATAACGGAGCAGGTCCGGTTCAACCTTCACTCGTTGCGGTTGGTGAAGATACTGTGGAATTTATTGCTGGTACAAATATTGAATTTGTAACAGATAATACTCTTGGTTCAAAATCTTTCACTATTAATTCTACCGGTGGCGGTGGTGGAGAAGTTAATACAGCTTCAAACGTTGGAGCTGGTACTGGCGTATTTAAACAAAAAACTGGAGTAGATTTAGAATTTAAAACTCTAGTTGCTGGTTCAAATATCACTCTTACTCCAGCAACAGATACCATTACAATTGCCGCAACTGGAGGAGGACCAACAGTTAACTCTGTTACACTTTCAAACGGAGCCTCAAATACTGATGTAACCGGATTTATTGTTGATCCAACTATTTATGACGCATTTGAAGCTAATATCACAATTACTCGTGATGTACCAAGCGGTATCGTAGTAAAAGGAGCAAGTCCTCTTGGATTTGGATATAACACTATATTACAACTCACTGATGGATCTGCGATTTTATACAATAATGACGGATCTTCATATCAAATTTTAAAAGTAGATTCTAGCGGAAATACAGATGCAACATTTAACGTTGGATTAGGATTTAATGGCGGTATTACAAAAATTATTGATGTCACAGAAGATTCTACAAATTCAGTTCTAGCGGTATTTGGTGCATTCACTGCATACAACGGATTTACTCGCCAACGAGTATGTTTTATTGATGGAAATACCGGAGCGGATCTTTTTGATCTTTATGACGGATTTGGTATCGCAAGTGGTGGTAGTGGATTTAGTTCTGGAACAGTTCTTTCTGTAACAAAAATTAAATACACCAGCAATATTGCAAGCAGTACATCTCCTTACGGATATTTAATTATTGGGAATATGGACTATTTTAACGATATGTCCATGACTACTCCATTAACATCAAAAGCTATTATAGTTTCTGCGCAACGTGGACAGGGATATGTAGAAATTCCGAACGGATCATCATTTGCTACTACTTCATATTTATTAACACCAGCAAATAAATCCGTAGGAACTACAGCTTTCTCTATTGATGGAACTACAACACTTCCTTCTGTACCTTGGTCTGATGCTCAAGAATTTTTCTATAAGTTTGGAACAACATCAAACCAAATATACGCAAATGATTTTAGTGGTTCTATTAATATGGGTATGGGTTATAATGTCGCCACTGCTTCAAGCATGCCGATGGGAACAGGTTATGTATATTCGATGGATACAAATTCTGATGGTTCGGTTTTATTTATCGGCGGCGATTTCACTCTAATTAATTCTACATCAATAAAATCTTTTGCTAAAATAAATGTTACATCAATTTCTTCAACAACCTTAGATTTGTCATTTAATCCTTTATCGGCAGAAATGAGTTCTATCGTATATAAAGTTTCTGCTGCTGATACATTGGTTACAATATCTGGAACATACATACAGAATCTTTCTGTTTGTCAAAATTATAGCGTTTTAAATTATGACGGAAGTGTAAATACTGCAGCGTTAAACGGATTTGGAACAGGATTTCCTACATTTGCAGTTCCGGATTTTTCTTCATCATATTTCCTGCAATATTCGACCTTTCCTGATCTTGCAAATTTATATGGTTATTCTGCAATTACTCCATCCTCATATATTGCAAAAATTTATGGATGTAACGAGTATGTTGGAGTTACTCCAGAGATGAACCTTCAAGGTTACGCATATTCTGGAGGAACATATCCCGGAGTTACGTTCACTATGGACGGAGCTACTGGTCAGTTGAAATATACAGCAACAAATATTACAGGTGGAACACCAACGTTTACCATGAAATATTTATTAACCGCACTTTAATTAAGGGAGAATGAACTTAAATGAGTGACAATTTTTTTAGAATAAATAAAGGGATAAAATTAATCCCAACATCTGAACCTGCTGGTGCGCAAGAAGGTAACATTTACGTTGATCAAGGTGACGATAAAGTAGTTATTGTTGGTGCAACTAAATTTATTGATACTACACAAGCAAATATTGTTGAGATTAATCCGATTCCAGTTACAGAGATTTCTGGAGCAGAATATACAACGATTCAAACTAATGTTGATGGATTTTATTTTAAACCAGATCCAGCATCAACCACCGGTTCTCATAAATTTTTTATTAATAATGAGCCTCGTTTAAATGTTTTAGATACTGCAGTAGAAGTAATTGGTCCAACTGCAGGTGGTGTAACTTCGTTAAATATTGTTTATAATAACGGAGCAAATACAGTAGAGATCACTCCGGATGTTTCAGGTTCTCCTTTAGCACTAACAGAGATTAAATTACCAACAACGGTAGCTTCTGATACGCTAGTTTCTCGTACTTCTTCTGATACTCTTGAAAATAAAACAATTAACACCACTACTAACACAATTCAAGTTAATGGAACATCATTAACCGCTGTAACTGGTACTGGTAGTGTTGTATTGGCCAATTCTCCAGTATTAACTACTCCAAATATTGGGGCAGCAATTGCTACATCTATTGAAAGTTCATCATTATTAACAGTTAAAACTAACGATATGACGGGAACTTCCGGTGGTATTGATATTACCACAGGAGATTCTACAACAGCAGTAAGTGGATCTATTCAACTTGTTACTGGAGACACAGATTCTGCAAATTCTGGAGATATTAATTTATCAACAGGTATTTCTAACTCTGGATTTCGTGGAAATATTTATGTTGAAGGTTATCAAATTGATCTTAGTTCCGATAACATTAATCTTGGATTTTATGATGTTGGATCATCTTTATATCCATTATCAATTAATACAGCAGGATCGGTAAATTTAACTTCTAATTTTGGAGATTTTACTGCTACTTCTGCAAATAATATACAATTTACATCTAATGTAGATACAAGTATAATTGCAACAACCGGTAATGTAGAGATTTTTTCTAATACAGGAAATATGTACATTAAAGGAAATCAAGTAAACATCGGTCCAACTGTAGGTCCGTTTTATGATTACGCATTAACTGTTTCTCATTCTTCTGCGTCTACAACATTTGATAGCGCAACCGATTCATTTACTTTTAATGGACTGTTTCTTATTTATGCTCCGGGTAGTCCATTTGCATCTCTAGCGGTGGATTCGTGGGCATTTGAATTGGGTTCTAACCCATCCGGAGGATCTAAAGAATTTCAATTTAATACAAATAGTAATTCTAACTATTTAAGATTAAAAGCCGATGACGCTGCCGTAGCGAATTATACGCTTACATTTCCGGGAGCAGCTCCTACAGCATATACAGTTTTAGGATATAACGGAACTAATTATAGTTGGACAAATACTTTTGAAACAATAAATGGTGCATCAACGCAAGATTTAACAATTGTTCCAAATTCTACTCAAGACTTGTATTTAAACTTAACAGGAACAAGTAAATTAATAGTTGGGGATACTACAGGACTTAATTATATCAGCATTGATACAAATAATCCTACAATTCAAACGATTACTTCTCCTTCTAATTTTAAAATAGAATCAAATAATGCTGGGGCTGCTGGTGTTATTACAATTGATGCGCAAGAAGTTGTTTATAAAGAAAATAATGTAACATATGTATCGGTAAATTCTGGCGGCATAGAAATGCTTGAGAATTTAGACGCAAGTTCTAAATATTTACTTTTTGCTGCAAATAGTAATGTAATTATGATGAAAGTTAATAGTACATTAGCTACATCATACGATTTTATTCTTCCAGATAATGCACCAACGACAGATTATGCATTAACTTATAATGGAACAAATTTAGATTGGTATAATTCAAATGCTGCAGTTTCTTCAAATACTTCATTAGCTGCATCAGGAACTATTACAATTGATACAACTACAAAAAGCACACATCAAGTTATCACTGTAGCAAGTGCTGGAGGTAATGTAACCTTATCAACCACCCCATTTGGATCTACTGCGCCATTAAAAGACGGAACTATTATTCGTCTTATTGGAACAAATGATCTTAATACAATAACTATTACAAGTTCTGATATTGCAAAAGGTGCAGTATTAAATGGAAATGCTACACTCGGTAAATTTAACTCATTAACATTACAATATATTAGCTCATTAGATCGTTATATTGAAGTAAGTAGGAATTTCTAATTATGGCAAATTCAACATTTAGAACAATACAAACAAATTTTACTGAAGGCGTTCAATTTGTTAAAAACTATATAAAAAATTCTACGTTTGAAAACAATTCGACAAACGGATGGTCAGAATTTACAACAAGTATGAGTGGAGGACTTCCAACAGGAACTCCTACAATTGGAGATGTTGTAAACTTTACCTTAGCTACACAACTTGCTGTTCCAATTTCAGGAAGCATCAGCATGGAAGTTGGTTCTTCTGGTGCGTGGAATGCTGGAACTGGCGTAATTTCTGATGAATTTACAATTGAAAATGAAGACTTGGGAAAACCATTAACATTTTCATTATCATATCAAGCTGCAACAAACGTAACAAATTTTAACTGGTCTGGAATTTTAGGTTCACAAACGTTAGCTATTTATATCTATGATTCTACCGCAGGAAGTTGGGTTCAACCATCTGGATTTTTAGGAATGAATCAAATTTCCGGTGTTGGACAAGTAATGGGGAATTTCCAATCCACTGTCGTTTCTGGACAAAAATATAGATTAGCAATTTTAGCATTACAAAATTCAGCAGGAACTGGTTCTATATATGTTGATAATGTTTTTATTGGAAAAGAAACATCAACAGTAGGATCTCCGATTACCGATTATACAGATTACACTCCAACTTGTAACTGGACTTCTGGTTATACAATTACGGGTAAATATAAAATAATTGGAGATTCTATTGAATGTGTTGTAAAATTAACATGTACTGGAGCTCCATTAGCAGCTTCAGAGACAATATTTAGTATTCCGCCGGGATATTCTATTGATACCGATAAAATTTTAACAACAACTGCTGGTGCAGCTCCTACTTATGGCGATGCGATTGGTAGAGATAATAGCACAACCAATTTATATTTATTTAGATGTCAATATTGGTCTACAACCACTGTAAAATTATTTTATCAATCTTCAAGCACTGGACAAGAGTCTGCGGTTACAACAGCAGTTCCGCCTTCTTGGGCAGCAAATGATACTATTATTGCTATATTTAAAGTGCCAATTGTCGGTCTTAGTAGCTCGGTTCAAATGTCAAATGCAACTGATACTCGCGTAGTTGCTGCAAGATATACAACCGCTACAGGATCTACCGGCGGAAGAATTCAGTTTAATACTATCGACTTTGATACTCATGGAGCTGTTACAACAGGTGCATCATGGGTATATACAGCTCCTGTATCGGGGATTTATGAGGTTAGAAGTTACGTCAATGTTGGCGCAAATAATATTGGAACAAACCCACTTTCACTTACAAAAAATGGTAGCTTTCATCAAAATTTATCAAGTTTTGGCGCAAGTGTTGCTAATTCTGAAGTAGATGGATCTGGACTTGTTTCTTTAAATGCTGGAGACACTATTTATGTATCCATTGGTGGTGCTTCTGTAACAATAAGCAGCGGGTGGATTGCCGTAAACAGATTGTCAGGGCCATCTGTAATTGCTTCTACCGAGACAATTAGTGCTCGGTACACAAATACAAGTGCTCAATCAATTCCAAACAACTCAGCAACAAACCTTACTAACTGGACTAAAGATTTCGATACACATAACTTTATTGTAGGCGGTACTGGGGTTGCAACAATTAATGTTAGCGGCAAATATACAATTTCTGGATCTTTGCTTTTTGCTAGCGGTGCTTTCGGATCTGCTTCTCAATATAGTTTGTTATTAAATCAAACTGGCTCTGCGACTAGAGAAGTGGTATTAGGTAGTTTGTTTACATGGAGTGCCGGAACTAACTATGTTCAGATTAATGGTTCTACTACTTTAAATCTTTTAGCAGGAGATACAATTAGGCTTAGGGCATTTCAATTCACTGGATCAGCTAAAACGTTAGACCCAAATGGTAACTATAGCTATTTCACTATAACTCGTGTAGGTAACTAATGAAAAAAGTAATTATTAAAAATAAAAACGGTATTCAAACGCATGGAGCAGAAATGGAAAATCCTACGGAATGGATTGCTAATTGCGTTTCAAATAATTTATGGGGAAAACCGGAACAAATTGAATTAGATGAAAATGGTAATCCAACAGGAGTTATTATTCCTGCGGAATATACTATTGAAATTACTGATATTACTGAACAACTCCAACAAGAACAAATTAATAAAGAGGCTCAAGAATATCTTGATTCTACTGATTGGTATATTATTCGTGAAATGGATGCAGGAATTCCTTGTCCGTTAGAAATTAAAACAGCACGAGCTAATGCTAGAGCAGCAATTATTAAATAATTATGAGTAAATTTAGAAATATTGTATTACCAGCAACAACTCAACCATCTTCTCCTAAAGATGGACAGATTTATCACGATTCTACATTAAATCAAATTCGTGTATATATTGATGGATCATGGTATTCTTTGGGTACGTTATTTACTCCGGAAAATTCCGCTAATAAAGGTGTTGCAAACGGATATGCTCCACTAGACTCCAATACAAAAGTATCATCTATTTATTTGCCAAGTTATGTTGATGAAGTATTGGAATATTCGTCTACCTCAACATTCCCCGAATCTGGATCAATTAGTGTTATTTATGTTGCATTAGATTCAAATAAAATTTATCGGTGGTCTGGATCAACATATACAGAAATTTCTCCAAGTCCGGGATCAACGGATTCTGTTACAGAAGGTTCGGTTAACTTATACTTTACTAATGCTAGGGCACAATCTGCTATAACAGGAGGTGCTTCTTCTATCGTTTCTTTAAATCTTTCAACAGAAAAAGTATTGGTTTCTGATTCTTCAGGAAAAGTGTCAGTTTCTTCTGTATCAAATACAACTCTTGGATATTTAGACGCAACTTCTAGTATTCAAACCCAACTTGATAATAAATTATCTGGATTTGAAAGCGAATATTCTATTCGAGTAACAATGGGGTCATCTACTTTGAGTGGTGTTAATGGAATGACATCCGCAACTACAGGAACTATTGCACTTAATGCTTTTAGTGGATCAACTACTATTGGTAAAATTCCTCACGTTACATTTAACACAACATCTACTGCTGGATCTACAACGGGGATGAGAACTGCAACCACTTATTTTTGCATAGGTGGCGGATTTAAAATGTCTACAATTTTTCAAATTGCAGATGCAACAAACGTTACTAACTCCAGACATTTTTTTGGAGCAAATACTTCTTCTTCAGCAACAGCAATTAACAGTTCGTCAAATAATAACCAGATAGTAAATAACCTCACTAACTTTTTTGCTTTTGCTTATGATGCGTATGCCGGAGATACGAATTTTTGTATTTATCATAACGGAAACACCGCAGGTAATACTACTAGAATAAGTCTAGGATCAGATTTTCCAATTACAAATACTGGAGAAATTTATCAGGTTCAATTCTATAATCCTCCAGCAAGTCTTGATGTTTATTATAGAGTAAAAGCTTTAGTAGCAGATGTTGTTGCTACTGGTAAAATAACAGGAACTAGCTCAAATCTGCCTACATCTTCTCAGCTTTATATACACAATGAACGATTCAACGGCGGTTCATCCGCTCAAGTTAAGTTTGAAGCAGGGTCAATTTACGCATATACATACGGTTAATTAACAACTTAGGTATATGAGCATGACTTTAAGAGATCCAAACCAAATTGTTAGCGCAGAGCATGACGAATTAAATAACGCAAAGCGTGTAATTATCGTTGGTGGTGAAATGCCTGAATTTAAAATAGGGCAAGTATCTACAGGAGGGTTTACACCTCCAGAAGTAATAAAAATTGAAGTACCTGTAATTGTAAAGGAACTTGAAATTAAGGAAATTGAAAAACAAATTCCAATTATTTCAACTGAATTAAAAATTGAAAAAATAGAAGTTCCTGTTTTGGTGAAAGAAATTCATGTGGAAAAAATAGAAGTTCCTATAATCATCAAAGAATATGAAAAAATTACACTTCCTGCTGAAGTTAAAGAAATTATCAGTAAAGAAGTTATGCCTAAATGGGCAATGGTTTTAATTATAATTCAATCAATACTTACAACTCTAGCAATTCTATTTTAATTAACAACTAGGAATATATGGCTGTGGGAATTCCAAATAATACTTTTAGTAATTTAAGTCAGGAACAAATACTTCAAAGAACATTTATTGAAGTAAATGATCGTCTGCGTGTAGATGCCCAAGTTACTGCAGAAATTTCCGAACTCATTAGTAATGCTGATGATTCCGACATTGCGATTCGTGATCCATTAACTGACAACAGTTTAAAAATTAATACCGATGGATCAATTGATGCGAACGTAAAAGTTGATGCTGCAGAAAAAGATTCGATTTTAGTTGTTGGAACTGAAAATGGAAATGTTAACGGAACCCAACGTGTTATGAAAGTTGATGCTAGCGGAAACTCTATGCAAATTCAACGCAACACTTTAGTTCCTTATGAGTATGATTCCATCTACCCATCAACTCCGAATGAAACCACCGAACAATATATCTATAAAAAAAGTGGTGCCACAGTTGCAACAATTACAGTTACATATTCAGATTCTACAAAAAATAATTTAGTTTCCATAGTGAGAACATAATATGCCATTTCGTTTTAATCCGTTAACCGGAGCTTTAGATTATTATAGTAATCCAGTTCAAGTTCCTAGCGATCCGGTTGTTTCTAACGGATTAAGTATTTCTGGAAACACAATTTCTCTTGCTCTAGCAACAGAAAATACATCCGGCGCCCTTTCTTCAGAAGATTATACATCATTTAAGAATAAAAAAGAATATATTCCCATTTCTGAGACAATTGTATTAACAACTCAACATGTGGCGGAGAAAAAAGTAACATTAAGTAATATACCCTCATTTCCAGAATCAACTTTGTTGACTCTGCAAGGCGGGGCGCTACAACGGTATGGGATAGAGTTTGTAGTTGTTGGACAAGAGTTAATCTGGAATGGTTTAACTCTCGATGGGTTTTTAGAAGTTGATGATACATTACTTATCTATTATCAGACCGAATAATAACAAACAAAAAAAGGGGAAACTAAAATGGCTAATTTAATTAAGCAGAAATATTTGGAAGGCATTGACTCTTCTAAATTTAAAATCGAACAAGGTGGAGCAATTAAAGCTGAAAACTCAAGCGGACAACTCGTTGATGTTTTCAAATTTGACGTTCTACAAAACGTAGTAAAAATTTACAATGATAAAGAAGTTGCTGATACCGATTTCGTTAATGGATTGATTACTCAAGAAATTAGCGATCGTAACTCTGCAATTCAAACTGCAATTTCTGATCTTATCAATGGCGCTCCGGCTGCTCTTGATACTTTGAAAGAACTTGCTGATAAACTTGCTTCTGAAGAAACTGCGCTTGATGCTCTTATCAGCCAAGTATCTGATGTAGATGCTTACGCTCAAGATATTCGTGAAGATTTTGATGCTTTGACTCTTGGAATGGCTCCTAATACGACCATCGTTAGTGTTCAAGGTCAAATTTCTGATGAAGCAACTGCTCGTGCACAAGAAGATGAAACGTTATTGAAACTTAACGGTTCTCGTCAAATGACGGGCGCTCTTCAAATGAACTCCAACAAGATCGAAGGTCTTGCTGCAGGTATGATGTCCACTGAAGCTGTCAATAAAGGACAGTTAGACAGCGGCGTACAAGAGGCTAAAGACTACACTGATGACCTCGAAGATCGTGCACTTCTTTTGAACGGTTCTCAGTCTATGTCTGGCAACCTTCAAATGAATTCCAATAAGATTGAAGGTCTTGCTAGCGGCATGATGTCTACCGATGCGGTAAACAAAGGCCAATTAGATTCTGGAGTTCAAGAAGCTAAAGATTATACCGATAACTTAGAAGACAGAGCCCTTCTCTTGAATGGCACTCAATCTATGACCGGTAATCTTCAGATGAACTCTAACAAGATCGAAGGTCTTGCTAGTGGTATGATGTCTACTGACGCAGTAAACAAGGGTCAGTTGGATTCTGTTGAAACTGGACTTCAAGGTCAAATCGACACTGAAAAAGGTCGTATTGATGCAATTCTTCTTGCTTCTGATGCAGACAAAGACAGCTTTGCTGAAATCGTTCAGTTGATCAACTCTGTTGATACAACTAACGATAGCGCATTTGCTTCTTATGTTTTGTCAAATGATGCAGCACTTGCTCAAGAAGTTAGTGATCGTATTGCTGATGTTAATGCTGAAGAAACTCGCGCTCTTGCTGCTGAAGGTTTATTGCAAGGTGCGATTGATGCAGAAGTAACTGCTCGTGAAACTGCCGACCTTGATTTCTTCAAGTACGATGGTTCACGCGCAATGACTGGTGATATTGATGCAAATACCCATTCAGTTATTTTTGAATCAGGATCAGATACAGCTTCTATCAATTATAGCAAATATGAAGTTCTTTCCGATATTGCTATCGCTAACGAAGGTTGGCCGGAATATACTGAAAGCCATATTTCTAAAATTGAAAAAGATTTGGTCTACATCGGATTTTCAAATCCTGAAGTTTTAGATCAAGATGAAAATCTTTTGTTGCCAGCTGTTGATCAAAAAGCAGAAATCAGCCCAACCGAAGTTAAGGTTAGCTATCTTCCTGAAGGCGGAGCTACTCAATACGTTGGAAAATTATCATCTTATGCATTTAGCGTAAATGAAGGTAGTGACCAAAAAGGCCATTTACATGTTGGTCTTATTGGTGCAGGTGAAACTACTACTTGGGTTAATGCAATAAATGATATATTTAACATTGGCAATAGCGGCGGTGACGTTTTTATCTACGGAACAAACAATGTTGGTTCTGGTGGAACAGAAGGTCACATTTCTTTTACTGCTGGAGAAAGTGCGTTTGTTAAGTTTGTAAGCGAATCAAAAGCATATTCACCAATTAGATTGATTTCTGTGGATGAAAACGAAGAAGAAATTCCATTCGTTCCAACCGAAGGAACTCATGCAGTAAACAAGGCATATGTTGATTCTCAAATTTCAGCAAATAAAGATTTCAGTAAGGAAACTTTTGAAATTGATGTTACCGCTGAATTGAGCTACATAGAACTTGCTCAAACTCCAGTAGCTAACTCTCTTGTAGTATTTGTTAACCGTCTTGCGGTTCACGAAGGTGAAGACTACACAGTTTCCGTAGTAGATGGCGTAACCCGTCTTACTTGGGCTGGTGAGTTTGCTGTAGGTGGAATCGAAGCTATCGAACTCGGTGACTTCATCCGCGTTACATACATGTACTAATTGTTTTTAAAGACAATTCCTTGATATAGGTAATATCAGGTTCGGGGTGGAAAGAAATTTCTGCCCCGAATTTTTTTTAACAACTTTATATAACAATAATCCATGGGAGATATCAATGTTAGTAACTATAAGTCATGAATCAGGACAAGATATTCAAGTAACTCTTGATAAAGAAGTATTGAAATTATTACCGGAAGTAGTAAATCACATCATTTTATCTAATGAAGCTAACTGGGATATGGTGGGTATTGTTTATAAACACAATCTAAGTGCTAAACGATTTGTTTCAGGATTTAAAGATTCATTTACCGGAACTGATACCGTTAAAGTTCGTTCTGGAATGCAGAATGGTGAGTTGTATGAATTATATCGAATTTTTATTTCCGGAGAAGGAAGAACTCCAAGAGTTTCAATTAAACGTGATAATATTCCAAATGCCTCATCGATGGATTTAGTTCTTGGTTCTGCGGGTTTAGCAGAAGTTGTTTTAACAACAAGTTCTAGCTTTGTAACAAACGCATTTATTGTAACAGCAACATTTAATAAATCGGTAACAGGACTTCAAATTTCGGACATTTTAGTTACTAACGGAACAGCATCATCTCTTTCTGGATCAGGTTCAGCTTACACATTTACCGTAACTCCTACTTCTGGCGGAACAGTTCAAATTACTATTCCGGAAAATTCTGTAACTACTGCAACAGGATCATCTAATAGCACTTCAAATCAATTATCAATTACTTACGTTGCTCCTACTTCTTGGGTAGGTGTAAATAATGCTATTTGGAATTTAGCATCAAATTGGAATCCGCAAGTTGTACCAAATTCTTCCACTGCAGTTGCTAGTATAAATAAAAATATATCAGGAACCGCAAGTGCTTCTGTTGTTGTTGATGCAGATGTTACTGTAAATAGCCTTAAATTTCCATTGTCATCACCTTCTACTCAGTGGACTATTACTAATTCAAATTCAAAATCATTAACGCTTGGTGGTTCTGAACCAAAAATTGAATCATCTCAAGCAAATACACCAATATTAGCTCCAATTATTATTGACGGGAATTTGAATATAAAAGGAACGTCTAATTACAATTTTGGTTCAAACAGTACTACGGGTAAAGTAACTGCTAGTAATAAAAATATTGTAATAGATAATACGGTCGAAACTGCAAAATTTTATTTTAATAATGCTTCTACTTGGCAGGGTGGAACTCTTACTTTCTCAAAAGTTTTAATAGGAGAAATTAACTCTTATACCGGACAATTTGGTGGAATAAATGGTCCTAAAATCATTTATAAAAATGATGTAATGTCATCAGTTTATGGATCTTCTACTAATTCTGGAGTTCTTAGATCAGCAACATCAATACCAAATGCTATCGAATTTAGCGATGTTGGATCTTATAACTTTACAGTACAAGCACTAATGACTGGAACAATAACTGGAAATGTATCCAAAAAAATATATTTACAAAGCGTTCAAGGCGGGGCTGGTATGACTGGAAATATATCGGGTTTAAATTTTACCGGTGAAGGTAAATTGGTAATAAAATCAGGAACTACAGCAAATTTAACCTCATCGGCAATGAATGGAGGAGAAATTAGTTTTTCTGATTCAACTGAAAACCAAACATTAGCTTTAGCAAATTATACTGTAGCAAGATATGATTCTGGCGGAAACATCGCTCATACGCTAAAAGTTAGAGGAAGTTGTTTAAATCAGTTATATTTGCCAAATGGCTCTAACTTTACAGGATCAATTGTTTTAAATCCTGATGGAGATGTAAAAGCTGGGTCCGTGTTTTATGTTTCAAACCCTACAGGATCTGCAACAGTAAGTGGCGTTATTTCAAACGGAGCAACAAATCCACAAAACATGACGTTTAAATCTTTAAGCGGAACTGTAAAATTAACTGGAACAAATACATATACTTCTCCAACTGTTGCAGAAAATGGAATATTGGATGTATCCGGATCAATTGCAAATAGCGCAGTAACTATATCTGCCGCAAATGGAAGATTAAACTTAACAGGAACTTGTGGAGCATTAACTAATAACGGAACGACATATGGAGTCTATGTTCATGCATCTAGTTCGCCTACGACAACATCAACTGGAACTGTTATGGGTAATTTTACTAATGCTGGAAAACTTAATATCAATTTTGCAGCTGGAGGAGTTTGTAACAAATTAATAGTAAATGGTGATGTATCTTTGGGTGGATCTATAAACCATAATGGATATGCTCCGCAAACTGGAACATATACTATCATGGAATACACCGGAACAAGAAACGGAACATTTGCGACAAACAACTTAGGTGCAGGAACAACCATAACCTATGATGACGCAAACAAACGTGTATTAGTAACTAAAGCGTAAAGAGTAATATATGCAAGATTTTATTGTAAATAAATTAAATGTTAAACTTTTGAATAATGTAAGTGCAGGTGCTTCTGTGCAATCTGATGCAATTAGCATCCAAGAGATTTCTCTTTATTGTTTACAATCTACTTGGACAGGATTTTCTGCGGTAACGCCATTAATTACTCTTTATGGGTCTAACAGTTTAGAAGAAGAATTTGTTAAAATTGATGCATTTATTCCAACAGGATCTACTGGGGGAAGAATTTTAAATGTAGAAAAAGCTGGTTATGGATTTGTTAAAGTTGCATATACTTGCGTTTCTGGATCTGGGAATTTAACCGTATCTATTAACGGAAAGGTTATCTAATGGATAGCTTTAAAAACATTCGAGATGAAGGAATAAAGAAGGTACAAACTGCGGAAGAACGTTTAGCATTAGCTCCTTCTGATGGCGACATTGTAGAACAATTAGATACACATTCTCTTTATTCTTACGACGAAGCTGCTTCATCTTGGATTTTGATTAGTCAACCGGCGGTTTCTGATTTAGTGACATCTGTTTTTGGAAGAGTGGGAGATGTTGTTGCACAAGCTGGTGATTATACAAAAGCTCAAGTCGGCCTTGGAAATGTTGATAATACATCAGACTTAAATAAACCTATTTCTAATGCAACACAATCTGCTCTAAATTTAAAAGAAGATGTTATCAATAAGGTAACAAATCTTAATTCTCCAAATAACACTACTTATCCTACCACTCTTGCTGTTTCAAATTCTATTGGAGTATTGTCCACAGCTTTTATTGATATGAAAGAACCAAATGGGTTTATCAATAGAACTGATTCAACAATGTCATTTGATCACAACACTAGAACCTTTACTATTGCTCCAGTTTCTTCCAGTTATGGGATTTATGTAGCATCAAATAAATTAACTATTACAACAAGTAAAAGTGTAACCATCCCGAATACCACTGGAAACTACTTTTTTTATATTGATGGATCAGCAAATCTTACATATACAACGACATTTGATGCGACATTAATTGCATCTCTTGCTTATTGCGCATTTATTTATTGGGATTCTACAGGAACTGGTGTTCAAAAAATTGTTACATTTGGTGATGAACGACATGGAATTACCATGGACGGAAAAACGCATGCATATTTACATACAACAAGAGGTGCGGCATTTGGTAATGGTTGCGGATTAACTAATTTTACAATTAATGCTGGAAATGCTAATGCTGATGCGCAATTTACTGCTTCATCAGGTTTAATTTGGGATGAAGATATTCAATTTGATATTTTAGCTCAAACTCAATTCCCTGTATTATATAGATCAGGAACTGCTTGGAAGAAAAAATCTGCTGATGCATTTCCTTTAATATACAATGGAACTGCTGGTTATACTGGGACACGTCCTGCATATAATTTAAATACCGCAGGTTCATGGAGTTTAGTAGAAGTACAAAACAATAAATTTATGCTGATGCATGTATTTGCAACTAATGACATTAGTACTCCATTTATTTGTATTTTAGGACAAGCGGAATATAACGATAAATCTAGCGCAAGATCAGCAGCATCAACAGAACTACAATTAATTACCGGATTACCTGTTACCGAATTTGTGGCTATAGGATCTGTTATTTATGAAGGAAGTAATTCATATACAAATACACCTAAAGCTAGAGTGGTTAATGTAAATGGTGAAAACTATGTTGACTATAGATCACAAATAGTAAGGCTTGGAGTATTAGCATAGTATGGCTAAACACAATAATAACATTTTAAGAATGCCTAGCAAAACATACAGAAAATCTACAATGGATGATATATTTGTTTTGGGATTTTGTGTACATAAAGGATTTTCTCCTTTGTCATGGATTGTTCGTTTAATGCGAAATCTTCCGTATTCACATATATGCGTAAAGTTTAGAGATAAAAAATTTAAACAAGCTAAAGTTTTTTATAACGATGGAATTAATATAAATTTTTCAGCAGAAAAAAACTTTGATAAAAATCATAAAACTGTAGTGGAATATCCAATTCAAGTTAATACAGAATTTTGTCAAGAATTTTTAAATGAATGTTTTCGTCATGCAAATGTAAAATATAATATTTTTAATCGTAAAAAACGACTTAAAATTTACGAATGGCTTACTGCTGCGATTCAAGAAAAAGACGAAAATTGGACTAAACTTAATTCCAAAAAAGTAACACACAGGGATTTATTCTTCTATTTTAGAGGTAAATGACATGAAAGAACTATTATATCTATTAAGAGCAATGCAGTTGTTTTCACACAGCTGTCACAATTTGGTAAAAGGAACTCCGTTCCATTCAGACCACGCATTTTTTGGCGATGTATATCAAGATTTAACTGGAGATTACGATAGCGTTGCTGAACGTATCATCGGTCTTTATGGTGAACAGTCGTTAGAACTTCAAACTGTATTGAACGGTGCAATGAGTAAACTTATGGATGCTCCGAGCATTAACGTTCAAGATAATAAAATGTATTACGATTATCTTTATAAGATGGATGAAAAACTTAAAGCATTAATTAAACAAATTATTGCTGCCGGTGTTAGTCCGGGAACAGAACAACTTATTGGTAATATCGCAGATAAATGCGAAATGCGTTGTTATAAAATTAAACAGAGAATGAAATAATATGGCATTTTCTAAATTAAAAAAACAACTTATTAAACGTGCTGATGGATCTTATAGCAAACGAGGTCTATGGGATAATATTCGCGCTAATAAAGGTTCTGGAAAAAAACCAACAAAAGAAATGTTGAAACAAGAACGTATTATTAAAAAAGAAGAGTGCGGCTGTAAATCTAAAGATAAATGTAATTGCGGTTAAAGTTTATGCCTAATAATAATAATTATTTTAAAACATTCTCGCATTTTATGGAAAATCCTGAAGAGATGGAAGCTTATGCTGAACCGTCTATTATGGATGATTATATAAAACAAAATAATCCTGAAGAATGGGATAAAATAGAATTAGCTCGTAATTTAAAATTTGCTAATGAAATGGGTACAGGTTCTGCTGGTGGTGGTGGAATGATGGGAACCATTAAAAAAACTATCGGAAAAAATCCACTTGCTGGAGCATCTCCAATGGGCAAGTTTAAAGATATTTATAAAGACACTCCGGAAGAATACGGAAAAATTAAATTTATAAATGATCTTATTCAGGATGCTAATATCACTTTTAAAAAACAACCAAAAACCGATTTTAAATTTGATAAAACTAGAGGACTACTTAAATCTCCTTCGGAAGAAATAGAACAAATTGGTGGGGTTATAAAGAAGCCCGGGGCCCCAGAAAAAATGGGAGAAGTTAAGCACATTGATTATGAACCTCAAGATTACGGTAGAGTTATTACTCCCGAAGAATTAAGAGGAATTCCTCCTACATCTAAATACACACCAAAAACAACACAAACTCCCATGACACTAGAAGAACGTGTAAATAAGGCTTCTGAAAAAGAAAGCGAATTATTTAAACGTTTACTAGAGTTAACTGGCAAAAAAAATCCTCGTTAGTTTAACAACTTATATTGATTGCTATTAATCTTACATAACATCTTACCCGAATAGCCGGATAGATACCATACAGTCCATCATAAAGACGACTGAAAGGAAATAATATGTCAACAGCACAAGGCGGTGCTACAGCTGCACCTATGGATAATGCTGCCCTCAGTGTGGGTAGCGAAGGGATTAATGACTCTCAAGTAGAAAGTCATGATTCTGATACTACTGAAGAAGTAGAGTCTAATTCTGTTCAAACACAAGCAGAAATCAAACGATTAAACAAACTTAAACTTAAAGTTCATGGCGAAGAAATTGAAGAAGAATTGCCATTTGAAATTGAAGAAGATCCTGAAGTAGTAGAATACCTCACGAAAAATCTTCAATTAGGTAAAGCTGCTCAACGCGCAATGCAAGAGAAAGCTACCTACGAACAACAAGTTAAACACTTTTTCCAAGGCATGAAAACAAATACCAGAGAGTATTTGATGCAAATGGGAATTGATCCTAAAGAGTTTGCTGCACAAGTAATCGAAGAAGAAATCAAAAAAGCACAACTTACTCCGGAACAGCTTCAAGCAATGGAATTGCAAGAAGAACTGAAGAAAGAAAAAGAAGCTCGTCAACGTGAAAAGGAAGAATATGAGCGTCAAGAATTTGAACGTATTCAACAAATTGAGTACGAACGAATTGACAATCAAATGTCTGAAGCCCTTGAATCAAGCGATCTTCCTAAAACTCCTTATGTAGTTCGCAAGATGGCAGAATATATGCTTGCTGCGTCTAAACGAGGAATTGATCTTAGTGCTAAAGATGTTCTTCCGGTTGTTCGTGAAGAATTACTTGGTGATCTTAAAACTATCATCAACTCTTTAGGTGAAGATGCTGCAGAAGAATTTATTGGAAAAGAAGTATTAACAAGATTCCGTAAAAAGAATATTGCTAAAGCTAAAACTAATCCAGTAACTCCAGCTACAGCAAAGGCTAGCATCAAAGAAGTTGCAAATAATTCAGGAAAAATGCCTCAAAAATCAATGGATAAAGTTGATTACAAGAAGTTTTTCGGGTTTTAACAACTATTGATGTATAAAATTTTTTTCATCGTATAGGACGGATTGCTACCCAACTTGGATGCTTTCACTACCCTCAAAGATGAGTAATAACCGAAATGTGAATAACGTTTCATAACTAATAACAAAAATAACAATAAAAGGAGACATTAAAATGTCTATTTCTTATCAACCAAAAGACGCAACAGTTCAAGCTGTACAATTAAAAGTACAAGAACTTGTTGTAAAAAAATCAGACACTCAATTGGTAACAGTTGACGGTCTGGATGTAACCATTAACTTTAAAGAACCAGTAGTTGAAGTACTTGCTGCTCTTATTTGTGACGATTCTGTAGGTTTGTACATGATCGCTCAATCTGGCATTGCAATTTCCGGAAACGAAGTAACTCTTACATTGAGTGCAGCCCTTGCTGATGAAGATACTATCATCGTCAAGTACGTTCTCGCTTAATCATTAAATAATTAAAACAAAGGAAATAAAATAATATGTCAAATGTAGCAAACGTATTTAGTACTCCGGATAATACAGTAGGTAATTTGAACGGTTTGTTCAAAGAAGTATATGCGGATAAAATGAAAGAATTGATTCCGGATGGCGTTAAAATCTTGAACATGATTAAATTCATGTCTAAAGATAAGCAACCGGGTAACCTCTATCACCAACCAGTAGTTCTTGGTTTGGAACATGGTATCACTTTCGCTTCTAGCGAAGACGATGCTTTCGCTCTCCTTCCAGCAATCTCTGGCGCAATCAAAGATGCACAAGTTCGTGGTTCCCCAGCGGTTCTCCGTTCTATCCTTGGTTACACTGCAGCTTCCCGCGCAGCTCAAGGCGGCGCACAAGCATTCATGGATGCAACTAAATTTGTAGTTGGTAACATGCTTCGTTCTATGGTTAAAAAACTTGAGATCGAAATGCTTTACGGTCAAGTTGGTTACGCAGTAGTTAAATCTACCTATGCAGCTGGTAACGTTCTTCCTATTAAGGATTCTGAATGGGCTCCGGGTATCTGGGCAGGTGCTGAAAACATGCCACTTGAAATCCGCAGCAACACCGGTACTCTCCGTGGTTACTGTAATGTAGTATCTGTTGATATGGAAAACAAAACTGTTACCGTTGATGCAGCTCCTGCTGGTATCTCTGCTGGTAACGATATCATCTGGCACAAAGGCGCATACGGCAATGAATTCGTTGGAATTCACAAAGTATTGACTACCTCTGGTGTTCTCTTCAACATTGACACCGCTACTTACAACCTTTTCAAAGGTAACGAGTACGATGCTCAAAACGGTGCGCTTTCTTTCTCTAAACTCAATCAATCTATCGCTCGCGCTGTAGAAAAAGGTTTGGAATCTAAAGTAACTGCGTTGATTAACCCTCGCGCATGGGCAAACATGATGAACGACCAAGCTGCTCTTCGTAAGTACGATGGTTCTTACTCTAAACAAAAAGCAGAAAACGGTTCTGAATCTCTCTTGTTCCACTCTCAAAACGGTGAGATCGAAATCATTCCTTCTATCTATGTTAAAGAAGGTTATGGTTACATCTTGTACGCTGAAGACTGGGCACGCGTTGGTTCTACTGACGTTACTTTCCAACGTCCGGGTGCAGATGGCCGCTTCTTCCGTGATCTCGAAAATGCTTCTGGTTATGAGCTTCGTTGCTACACTGACCAAGCTATTTTCTGTGCATCTCCGGGTAAAAACGTATTGATTAAAAACATTGTTAACCAAGCTTAATAGCTAGTTAATGATTAATTAAGAGGGAGCGGATCACTGATTCGCTCCCTTTTTTTATTTTAACAACTATTATTGATTTATATGTTTCTTTGTATTTTTTTACTGACAACAAACAATTGGTAATTAAACGGAGAGAAACATGAAGTATATGAAACTAGTATCTTTAGCAGCACTTTTAGCATTTTTTAGCGTATCAACTGAAACGCCGAAAGAATTATGTAATTTTGTTCCGACATCTTTTGTACTACAAGAAGAAGATGAAGGTGGAATTACCGAGAAAGAATTTAATGATGTTCTTTCTGAATTTGAAAAAGTAATGAGTCCTCTCGTTAAAGAAAAAGGTTATAAACTTCAGATCAATCGCAGATGGACTGATGATACCGTTAATGCCAATACCACTACTGAAGGTAGCAAGTGGGTTATTAATGCATTTGGCGGTCTTGCTCGATATAAGGGTATGGATGCTGAAGCGTTTATGATGGTTATGTGTCATGAATTAGGGCATCACATGGGCGGATTCCCTGCACAGGGCTGGGCTTCAAATGAAGGACAATCTGATTATTATGCTACATCTAAATGTTATCCAAGAATGACATACAGCAAAAATAAATCAATCAATGCTCCTAAGATTGTGACAGAGAAGTGTTCATTACAACATAAGTCTCAAGAAGAGATTGAGATTTGTGAAAAAGGCTCAATGATTGGATATACTCTTGCGAGTGTATTAAATAGTTTGTCTGGTTCATCAAAAGTTATTAGTTTTGAAACACCGGATAAAACTGAAGTATCAAGAACGAATAATGCTCATCCAAAGGCTCAATGTCGTTTAGATACTTATTTTGCGGGTGCAGTTTGTGGAATGCCGTACACGGAAGAATTTTCAAGTGATAGCCCAATTCCGGGGGCATGCGCTGAAGAAAAAGGCGATAAAATCGGAGTAAGACCTCATTGTTGGTATAAGCCTAAATAAGCCAATTTATACTAAACATACCTCCTTTAAATAAAGCCTCAAGGATTTTATTCTTGAGGTTTTATTTTAACAACTAGTAATGATGTAATTATGTTTAATAAAATGTTGTCAATTTTTATCGTAAATGACGTTAAGACTAAAAAACCTTCATATACGGTAACGGCATTTATTACAGGATTTTTCATAATTAATTTCAAGCTGTTATTTTCCGGAATACAATTTACGGATAAAATTAAAATGTCGGATTTTAACGGTGTTGATTACGCGGCAGGTGTTGCTGCGTTAGGTGGGATATACGTTTTAAGAAAAAATAAGACGATAAAACCTGATAAACAAGAGGATGTAGAGTAATGCCTAAAATTACGATTGGAACAGATGTTGTAAACTTTCCGAATAGCGGTAGTGATGCTTTATGGAGTCCTGCGGTTATTCAGTTTGCCGAACTTGTCGCATTACAGCTTAAAACATTCGCAAATCCATACGACTATCCTCCGACAGTTTTTAAATTACAGCAAAATTCTAACCCGACATCAACATTTGTAATCGGTGCAACATTCGACGGAACCTTTGTTCGTAAATTTGTATTGGATTATACCATTTATAGGTTATTTGATACTGATCTTCCCTCAGAAAAAACCGTGGTTGAATCTGGAGTTTTAACCGGAACATTTGAGCTATCAACTTGGACGTTACAAGATGAATTTTCCGGAGATAAAAATTCTGACGGATCAACATATCATCAATTTTCTATAAACGCATTAAATCAAATTGAATTACAAACTGAGTATGTTTCTGGAAATATTGACACGTTAAAAAGTACTATATCTTGGTCAGCAAAAACTGAATTAATTAGTTTAACTTAATGAGAATTTAAATGTCAAAAGAATATAAAAATTTTATAAAAGGTATCGGATTAGTACCAAATTTTACAAACGAAAATCTGGTTCTTGGTGATTTACAGGTATTATATAATTCTGTCGTTTTTTCGCAACCAACAAATACCGTTACATTATACGGGCATAATTTAATAAACGGAGATACTGTAGAATTTGTTCAAATTAGCGGAACTACTTCAGTTTTAACAAATACAATATATTATGTAATAAACAAAACAGATAATACATTTCAGTTATCGTCCGTTGCTCCAGTTCCCGGACCTTCTGTGCTTGTCACTATTGATATAACCGGTACAGGATTTATAACTGATTCTGGTAAAATAAGTTTTAATGACGGACAAACAGATTCATTTATCGTAACAGAAACGCAACCGTCATTAGGAATAAATAGATTAAAAAATAAAGATTTAGAAGATTCTTCTGTAGCTATTGTTGATAGTTCAGATGTTAGTAAAAAAATAAAATTTGATGCATCTGGAACAACAAATACGTCAACTACTTTATTATCTTCTCAAACAGTTAATAGAACAATTACAATTCCTGACGCAACAGACGTAATTGTATGTAGAGATACACAAGACACTTTAACAAATAAAACATTAACAGATCCGGTAATTAATAGAATCTACGGAACAAATTCTGCTCCATTGCAAATTCTGTCTGGAACAGGTCAAAATGTAGAAGTTGAAAATATTGTTTTTGATGGAACATATATTGATTCTGCAAGTTTAAAATTAAAATCAACATCTACTATCGAGTTTTTTCCTGAAAATTCTGCAACACTAATTGGAAAATTCACATCATTAAGTTCCCCATATCCGGGGTTAGTTCTTAGTGATTCTACAGGATTAACCTTAACTAATGGATCAACAATTTCATTGTATGCAAATACAACAGCAAGTCCATATTCCATTATATTTCCGGGAACAGCTCCTGCTCCAAGTACAACATTAGTTTGGACTGGCTCTCAATATGTTTGGGGAACTCCAGCGCCATATAGTCCTGTAGATTATGCAATTCCAGCATTAGACATCGACTGGACTTTAGGTGATACATTTTACAAATTAATTTCTTCAAATAGCACTTTTACATTTTCAAATACAATTACAGCAAAAACTATTACAGTTTGCTTAAAAAATACAGGAGTATCTAATATTACAGTGGCTTTTCCTACGGTGTTGGTTTCAGGAATATTAAATGTAACTATTCAACCCGGAAAAGAAAATGTTTATACGTTTGTAAAAAGTAACGGCAAAATTTACGCTGCCGTAATTTCGGATATGGCTTAATATGTCTTCTTTATTTTCATTTAGCGATCAGAATTATGTTTCCCAAAATGTGATGAATGATCTCCTTTTGGGATTATACGGTCAAATTAATACATATGCGGAAACTAATGATGGCGGAATAATTATCGCTGGAAATTTCACAAATTATGGAGGAATTACTGGTAGAAATTATTTAGTTAAAGTTACACAAGATGGCGTAATTAATAATGAGTTTACAACAAATGCATCTAATGGAGCAAAGTTTAATCTACCAATTAATAAAGTTAAACAACGTGCTGATGGATCAATATTGATTGCTGGAAATTTTACTAATTATTCCGGAATAACAAATCAAGATTATTTAATTTTATTAAATGCTGATGGAACATTAAACACAACGTTTTCAAATAATGTAAAAGGTCCAAATAAATTTAATTCTCAAATAATTAGTTTTGATATTCAATCTGATGGAAAAATAGTTCTTATTGGAACATTTTCAAATTATGAAGGAAGACTGGGAAGAAGTCGATTAATTCGATTAAATTCTGACGGAACTACAGATAATACATTTAATTCGGTTTTAGATAGTCCATGTATAAAAACCGGGGCAGCATTAGTTACAACTACAGCAGGTTCTCCAATTATAACTTATAGCGGAAGTTTTGCTCCGGTATCTATAGGTGCAGAAATAACTTTAACTCTTTCCGGAGGAGCTAGTATTGTTGCAAGTGGAACTTATATAACAGATTTTTATAGGGTATCTTCGGTAAATTATATTAGATTAAGTAATAACGTATCCTCCACTACAACATATTCTATTTTACAAGGAACGGGAAATTATAAATTTACAGGAACAACCACTGTAGGATCACCGCAAGTTGCAACTAATGGTTATAGATTTTTTAATTCCATGTGTAAAACTATTGGTGGACAACCTTATATATGGTTTGCATTAGAACCCGAAGATGATGGAAGTTACGGTTATGAAAAATATGGCGGTAAAACGATATTTTGTACAGGTTTTCCAAATGGAATACCAATAAGTGGCGTTAGCGGAAATTATCTTTATTATTATCAAGGAATTGAAACTTTTGATAATGTTAGATATTATAAATTTGAAGTAGGATCAAATGCAATAACAAATTCTACACTAAGTAATGCGTTAGTTGGGGCAGTTTCATTTCAAGCAACAAACAGTTCTACATATGTATTAAATATTTCAGATCCTCTTAATATGTATGGATTTTTTTTGCAACAGGGTAAACCTATATTTCCATCAAATCCAACAGCAGCTGGACCATTTGGGGTAGGAGTTTCTGCAAAAATTGTAAGTTTTACATACTATAATGGGCCGGCTTTAAATGATGGCTGGTTAATAACTGTGGATAAACCGATTACAACCGCAGGAACATTTACATTAGATTTTGGTGAATTTTCTATACCTTATACAACAAAAGTAAATGAATTATTTAAACCTAGCGTTGGATTTCTTGGTGCGCAACAAGGAATGATTCAATTCCAAAATTATGGTAGTAATGGATCAATTGCTGTTTTTTCTGAAAATGCAACACAACCAGTGAATATGGTAATAACTTCTCCGGTAAAATTTGGATCGAATACGGCATTATCTGATATTTCAATAGATCAAATTGATAACAGTATTTATCTTGGATATAGCAATAGTTCGTCTAATGATAATTATTATTGTCAAAATTATTTATTTAAAAATATTACAAAATTTTCATCATCTGCGATTGTTAATAGAAATTTTTCAAATAATATACAAGTATTTGATCCAAACGCATTCTTAAATATGGGTACTGTAAATTCTATCGTAGTTGATCCGGATTCAAATATTATCGTTGGTGGCAATTTTATGAATTATGGATCAGCAACTTCATTAATGAAATTAGCTCCTAACGGAACTGAAATTAATTCTTTTAATAATAATATTGATATTAATATTGGAATAGATAACGATTCTGACCCTATTTCTGCCCAAGAAGAAGGTGGTGGAGTTTATAGTGTATATGTTCAAAAAAATGGTTACGACGCTACTGACTATAAAATTTTAATTGGTGGAGCATTTAGAGGGCAAGGATACGGATATGCAAGCGGTCGAGATTATTTTGTTCGATTAAATAAAGACGGCAGTATTGATTCTCAATTTTGCATACAATTAGTTGATGGAAAATTTTCCGGAATTTTAAATCCATATTTTGATAAATTCAACGTAGCGAATCCAATAAACAGCGAATTAACAACAGGATTTTATCTATTTACAGATGCAAATGAGCCACCTATAGGATTTTTTAATAAATACGATTATGTATTAAATAAAATTTAATTTTAACAACTAATAATATACATCTAACGGCTATGTATATTGTTATCATTAAACAACTTTGCCGTTATTTCTAATAAACAGGAGAAAAAACATGGCATACATGACCATTCAAATCAATACAGGATCTACCGGCCCTACTGTTGGTGATCTTAATACAGCATTAGCTGGCGGAACAACTAAACCAGATGAAGTAATTCAAAACATCATTAATTTGATGTATGGAATGAAGGGCGGAAATTATTCCGGCGAGCTTTCTGTAAATAGTAGCACTAACGCAGGAACTCCATTTGCAACTCAAACTGGTGGTACTGCAGATTTTACTATCAGCTTTAAATAAGTAATAGGAAGTATAAACTAATGAAAAAATTAGAAGAACTTTTGAAAAAAGGCAAAAAAATGAGCCCTGTTGCCGCTAAAGCTAAATCTAAAGTTTTAGAAGAACTTAGCGATGACATGATGGACATGGGTGCTGATAAAGTTGGCAATCTCAAAAAAGTAACTGTCGCTTCTGATAGCCCTAAAGGGATCGAAAAAGGTCTTGATATGGCAAAAAAAATTGTCGGTAAAAAAGACATGATGGGTTTGGGTGAAGAAGAAGGCCCAGAACACGAAGCGTTAGAAACTGAAGGCGAAGAAACTGCTGAACATGAAGCTGGTATGGAAGAAAAAGAACCAGAAGAAATGTCAGAAGAAGAACTTGCTGCAAAAATTGAAGAATTGAAAAAACTGCTCGAAGATAAAAAAATGGAAGCATAAGGGGTAACTTATGCCAAACGTTAAACCTTATCTAACCACTGATGACTTGGTAGAAGCTGTAAAGCTCACCATGTCTTTTCCTCTTTCTCAAAACAGTTTTACATATAACAATATTGTAACTTTTTTGAATCAGGAATTACAGCTCAATGCTGTTCCTACTCTGATGCAAGAGCATGAAGAATATCTTGTATACAGAAAATCAGTGCCGTTATTAACAAATATTTCACGTTACGCAATACCAGATCGAGCAATTGGTATGACTTTGCGTGATGTTAAATTTGCTGATACCGGGGGAAACTATTACGATATTACTCGTATTGCTCCTGATGATAAGGCATTCTTTCAACAGTCTAACGGATCAAATCAAACCATCGGGAAATTCTATCTCGAAGGTAATGAAATGGTACTTACTCCTAAATTACTTGCGAATCCAACAGGTAGTTTGGTTCTCTTTTATTTTCTCCGACCAAACTATCTGGTTCGCAACGATAGAGCCTGTACCATTCAACATTTTCACAAGAATATCACAATTCTTGATAACAGTTTGATTCAAGCTGGAGATACTATTGGGATTACACTTAATAATCAAACTGAAAGCCCAATACAAATTATCTTAACTGCAACTACTGGAGTTCCATTGGCTTCTGAGTTTTTAATTAGCTCAAATCCAAATCCTGCGTTAGCAAGACAAGAAACTGCGAATAACATTGCATTAGCAATTAATTCTTTAAACATCGATAATCCTGAAATTCAAAATCTAAATTTAAGCACAAGTTCAAATTTAGCTGATGGATTATACGCAAGCGTATTAGTATCTAGTACTCAAGTTGTGGATGTACAATTAAATTATTTAGATATATCTTCAACATTCTATGTGTCTAATACTGCAGCATTTGGTCTTGATAATGATACTGTAGAAATTCAATTTGATCATTTACCATTAAATTATACTGATCCAGATACAGATATTACTACTCCTTTGTATTCTAGTGGATGTCTTGTTGATTTTCTTCAAACTAATCCCGGACATAGAACCTACACATACGATGTAAAACTTATCTCAATCACTGCTGATGGTAGAGGTAAATTCTACGTTTCTCAATTACAAGAATACGCAAGTAATAGCGTTGGCGGAGTAATGGAATTTTATCCAATTAAAGTGGGTGATTACATCTGCCTTCAGAATGAGTGTATTGTTCCTCAGATTCCGCCAGAATTACACCATGCTTTAGCTGAACGAGCAGCATCCCGTGTATTGATGGCTATTGGTGATAAAGAGGGATATGCAATCAGCGCAAATAAAATTCAAGAGATGGATCAAAAGCAGGCCACATTGATTGGCTCACGAGTTGAATCCTCTGTACCAAAAGTTTTTAATAGATACTCGCTATTGCGATTAGGCAAATCACGTTTCCGTAGAAGGTATTAACATGGCTTCTCAAGCAACATTAAAGGCATTAGGATTAAACTATAGTCCGAATAATCTCGCTTTACCGGAAGGTTCGCTATTAGTGGCGAACGACGTTATCGTAAGACGAGATAATGTTGTTGAGTCTCGTCGTGGTTTCAAAGATTACAGCGAAGGTCTTGGTGCATCCAATGAACCGGTCAAACAACTACTTGAATATAAAAATCGAATTCTTGCTCATTATGCAGATAAAATTGCTTACGATACATTAGAGCAAGATTTAAATGGTCAAAATATTTTTAATGATTTTACTGGTACGTTTAATGAAACTCAAACCGGTTTAAGAATTAAATCTATTATTGCAAATAAAAATTTATATTTTACTTCTTCTGAAGGTATTAAAAAGATTTCTGCAAAATCTGCGGATGATTTTCCTAATACACAAATTGTAAATTCTGGAGCAGTTAAAGCGTTAGATGTAACTGTAAATCTTGATATTGAACAAGGTCAATTGACAGGATTTTTACCCGTTGATAGCGCAGTAGCGTATCGAGTTCTTTGGGGATACAAAGACGCAAATGATAACTTGATCTACGGTACTCCATCTGAGAGAACTCTTATTTACAATTATCTCTCTGATATTATTCCATTAGATTTTAATACACTTTTAAACGCTGTTGATAACTTTGATAAAGTTGTGAGCATTTCAGGTGTATCTATTGCAAACCCTACCGCAATTACTACATCAACTAAACATGGATTAACTGCTGGTGATATTGTACATATTACCGGAACTGATACAACGTCTATTACTGTTGGAAGTTTTGAGGTTACTAATGTAATTGACGAATATAATTTTAATATTCCAGTTAATGTTACTGCGGTAACTACCGGAACTGGTCAGTTTGCTAAATCAATGATTTCTGATGGAAATTATTACGAAACTTATAAATTAACTTTAAATGATAGCATTGAAACATTTAAAAATAATGTTTTAGATTTTGCTGAAAAATTAGATAAAGATATTTTATATGCAGATTTAGGTCCAACAAATGCAAATGCTCCATTAACAATTGACACAGTACAAATTAACGTTGGTTCTATCGGACAAGTTAACTTTGCTCCAGATCAAGATCCCACGCTTTTCTTTGAAGCAAATGATTATATTGAAATTGAAGGATTTACTTCTGAACCATACACTTCATCTGTTGCATTAACTCATGTTGGAGGAACAGCATTAGTTCCAGAGAATCCTGTAAGCATTACCACTTCTCCAAATGACCTTGTTAATGGCAGAGAAATTAGCATCACAGGAACTACTACTGTTAGTAGTGTTAATGGTACATATACAGCAACTGTTGATGAACGTACTATTATTTCTACTACTGGAGGAGGAACAATTCCTTCGGTAACAGTTACTTCTGGAACTCATTCACAAAGAACAATTACAGGAACGCCTGATCTTGGAAAGGTGAATTCTGTATCTCTTCTAACTTGCGAAAATACTCCGACACTTAATATCCAAAGTATTGTTAACGACGTTTCAGTTAATGGTTCATTATCAGTAGCCGGATCGGCTCCATATTATTTTATTGTAAGTACTTTATCAAACGCAAATACTGATTTATTACAAAATGGAGATGAGGTTTATTTAAGTAATGTTACCGGTGGACCGAATGATGGAAAATTTTATGTTAGAGGAATAGCTACAGCCTTTCCATTTAGAACTTTTAATATTTCTTCTACACCAAGCGGACCATTGTTGACTGGTTCATCAGGATATACAGATGGATCAATTGATATTTTATTGCCTATAGCTAAATTTACATTAAGTGGTGGAAATCATAGCGTAAGTAGTGGTGAGTATGTTGATATTGATGGATGTAATTTTACATATAATGGAACAACTCCTGTTACAATTGATGGAAATATACAAGTACTAAGTGCCACAAGCGGAACTAATATTTATTATGTTAAATTTTCAGGATTAATAAATTCAAATCCATCCCCTACATATGGAACATCTACGGATTGTTTAAGATTTTCCGGAGGGGTTGGGTTATCTGATGGAAATTTAATTAAAATTGTAAATATTGCATCCACTCCATCTTTATACACATCATCAACTATTGATAATTCTATTGAATTGTATGTAAAAGGTATAGATGGTTCTAATAATTTTTACGTTTCTTATACAAACGGCGGAGATAGAATTGCCGTTCAAAATGCATCATATATTACTCCTGCAGTTTCTGGCACTTGTTATAAAGCAATTGAACTACAATTAGATACAACACATAATTTTACAGCAGGTACATTAATTAAAATTGCATCAACTGTAACGGTTCCTGCAGGTTTATTAAATGATACATTTAAAGTATATTCAAGCACATCAAGTAAAATTAAAGTGTTAGCAGAAGGAGTATTGACTGCTCCCGGAGCAACATCTGGAACCGTAACAGAATGTATTCAATTCCAGAGCATAAGTAATGGGTTAGCTAACGGCGATATTATTTATATTGGATCAGGATTTACATCTACTCCCACCTTAGCGTCTACTCAATACTACGTTCAAGAAGTTAGCGGAGATACATTTTATATTTCATTATTAAATGAAACTCCTCCTTCATTAACTACATCTACATCAGTTTCTAACACTCCTACTATTTTTAAAGAAATGATTATTGAGACTGATACCAGTCACAATTATCTACAAGGTAACTGGATTACTATTTGGGATGCTAATACTTCTCCATCAATTAACCAAACATGGCAAATAAGCCGCGTTATCGGTAGTGTTAATCCTACCCAATTTGGAATATTACCAACTACAGGAGCGTCATATACTCCAACTTCAGGAATTGATGTTGGTCAAGTTAATCGTATTACTATCCCGGTATATGTAAATTCTGTGACTGTTGGAACGGGTACTGTTAAAACTACTATCGGTAAAAACTTGACTCAGTTTAATGGTAATTATCAGATTGTTTCTGTAGTTGCTCCTACTGTAACTGATAAAGGTTACATTCAATTCCTGCTTCCAAATAATCCTGATACATTTACAGCAATAGATCCTGATCCAACAAAAGATGTTAACGCTAAAATTTATTCTTATGACTATCGACATATTGTAAATAGTCCGGATATTAATTATGCAACAACGTTAAATGATTTAGAAGTTTCTCCTGTTCCAACAAGTGAGCAGTTAAGAATAGTTCAAAATAATATTCAAAGAATTGCTGTTAAATTAAAACAAGAAAACGCTGGAGTAGTGCAACCTGCATTAATTTCTGAATATCTACAAAATTATTCTGTGACAATAGCAGGAAATACCGTATTAGAAATTACTGTTCCGGAAGGAATTAATGATAGTTATTTTTACCAAGTTTATAGAACACGATTATTTACAGCAGAAGGTATTCAAAGTCTTGGATCACTTGGTGATGTTCCTGTAGTTCCTGATGATGAAATGCGTTTGGTTTATGAGGCATTCCCTCCTACTCCAATCCCTACCACTATCGAACTTGTTGATACTTATCCAGAAGATTTAGCATTAACAAATGAGAACCTTTATACTAACCCATTAACTGGTCAAGGTATCTTACAAGCAAATGATACTCCTCCATTTGCAAAAGACATCAACGTATTTAAAAACTCTGCGTTCTTTGCTAATACAAAAACAAAACAACGTTTAAATCCATTTCAATTAATTGGTACAAGTAATATTGGTGGAACAAATAATAATAAAATTACTATTTCTGATGGAGTTAATCCATCTATTACTTACGAATTTACATTAGGAGTTAACCAGATAACTCAACTTGTTGTTTCAGGTTTAGCTGCTACATTAAAAACTGATACTCAAGATAAATATATAACTCTTAGTACTCCGGTGAACGACTACTATTTATGGTTTAGATATGATGGCGCAGGAACTGATCCAGCTCCAGCAGATAAAAAACGTATTATTGTTGATATAAATACTGGCGATGATCAAAATACTTTTGCATTAAAACTAAACAACGCAATTGGTGCATCAGCATTAGACTTTACTTCATCTGTTGCAACAAACACAGTTACAGTTATTAACTTTGATGAAGGAATCTGTTCTGCACCAACAAATACTACGACAGGAACTTCATTGACTGTAACCGTTACTGTTACTGGTGATGGAGAAAATGCTGCAGCTACTCCATTCCCTAAAGTTCTTTTATCTCAAGTTACTTCTCGATCTCAAGCAATTGATCTTACCGCAAGGTCTTTAGTTCGTGTAATTAATAAACAAACGACAAGTCCTGTATATGCATTCTACTTGTCAGGTGAAGATTCTTCTCCGGGTATTATTAATCTTGAATCTAAAAATCTTACTAACCCGCAATTCTACGTTGTTGGTTGTAGCGATAATGTAGGTTCTTCATTTACTCCAGATATTAGTCCAGATAATGAAATCTCTGGGCTAGATTGTATTGAAAGTGGTGGAGGATATTTATATAAAATTACCGAAACTGCTCACGGATTAATTAATAAAGATAAAATTATTATATCAGGATCTAATTGTGATCCAAATATTGATGGAATATATGAAGTTAATGTTCTAAATCTTGACGAATTTACTGTTACCGGATCGTTTCCATTAACTACTAACGGAAGTTATTTATCATATTCTAAATTAGAAAATGCTTCTGTATCTACTAATGAAGAAAAATTAAACAGAGTTTATTATAGTAAAAACCAACAGTACGAAGCTGTGCCTATTTTAAATTACTTTGATATTGGATCAAGCGATAAAGCTATTCTTCGTTTAATGCCAATTCGAGACAGTTTATTTGTATTTAAAGAAGATGGATTGTACCGTATATCGGGTGAAGAAATTCCATTTGTTGTTACGTTGTTCGATAGTAGTTGTATTGCTGCTGCTCCAGATAGCGTAAGCATCTCAAATAACATCATTTACGCTTGGACTGTTAAAGGTATTTCAAATATTTCAGAATCCGGTGTTTCAGAAATCTCAAGACCTATTGATACCGAGATTTTAAAATTAGCATCAAATCGTTATCCAAACTTTAAAACTGCAACTTGGGGAGTTGGATACGATAGTGATAACTCTTACACAGTATTTACAAATGCTGATCCAACAGATCAATATGCTACAATAGGATTTAGATATTCAGACTTAACTAGCACTTGGACAAACGTTAAACGTTCACAAAATTGTGGAATTGTATTTAGTACCGACGATAAATTGTACATGGCTGGTTCCAACAATAATATTATTTATCAAGAACGAAAGAATTTCGATAGAACTGATTATTGCGACACAGATTTTAATGTTGTTGTTCAAGATGGGAATATATCTAACAATACAAATAAACCTAATGGGACTCGTATATATTTTCAATCCGTTGATGGTATCTCAAATGGTGATATTATAACGCAGAATCAAATTTTAACTGATTATTTGTTTAATGCTTTACTGCAAAAGTTAGATTTAGATCCAAACGTTGGTGTTAAAAATATTATTTCAAGCGCAGGTTCTGCTGCTACTGTAACAATTACAACTTCTGCAGGTCTTAATTTAGCAAATGGTCAGTATGTTACGTTGTCTGATACAAATAGTTTTCCTACATTAGATGGAACGTACCAAGTATCTAACGTAACAAGTACAACTTTTGATATAACTGTAACCAATTATGTAATTACACAAGCAACATCAGGAAAAGTTAAAAGAAATTACGAAAATACCCTGATTGCTGAAACTGGAGATAGTTTACGAACAAAAGTAGTTCAACTTGCTGCATATTTGGATACAGATCCGGGATTAAATTCTTCAAATTATTCAGCAATTGTTGCAAACTATTCAGGAACTATTTTATCAAATAGTGCAGATGATCCAACTATTATAACTACTTTATCTCCTCATGGATTAGTAAATGGGAGATTGGTTACAATTACTGGAACATTAAATGGTTCTATTCCAGAAATTAAAGATAAAACTTATCAGGTTACTGTTACGGGAGCAAATACGTTTACTATTCCAGTAGATGTAACTACTTCTGGCGGTTTAGGATTATCTTTTGATACCGCAAATAATCAATTAAATATTTTAGATATTCAAGCGTGTTTCAATGCTCTGGTTGATAATTTAAATAATGATACGGGAACTAAATTTAAAAATTATAAAACTGTAGAAGATGAAACATTATTAGAAGCTGTTATTCTTAATGTAAATTCTATTAACAATTATATTGATTTAAATCTACCTCTACCTTGGACTACTGGAATTGTAACAATATACAAAGCTATTCCATGTCAAATGGTTTATGCTCCGATAACTTTTGATGATCCTTTATCAATTAAGCAAATTTATGAAGCAACTTTGATGTTTGATAATAAAGCATTCACTAAAGCTACCGCATCATTTAACACAGATTTAAAACCAGAATTCTTATCGGTAGATTTCTACGGACAAGGTAATGGAATATTTGGACATTATTCTGATCCGGGATTTGGATATGGATTCTTTGGCGGTCTTAGTAACTCCGCTCCTTTTAGAACTATAATTCCAAGAGAAGCACAAAGATGCCGATTCTTAACTGTTAAATTTGAACATACTATTGGACGAGAGAAGTGGGCATTAAATGGAATTACTCTTACTGGTAATATGGGATTGAGTAGTCGAGGATATAGATAATGGCTAAACTGTCAAGTTATCGACGGATTGTTAAAAACGACTATCCTGATGAATATAAAAGTTTGATTGATCAATTATCTGTATCCATCAATAACGGGTTTGATACGTTATTCAATGCGCTTAATGGTAAATTAAACTTTTATGATAACATTGCTAGTACTATCGCAGAATTTAGAGTCACGGTAGATGCTGATGGATACCCGATACAAAAAACTCAATTCAAACTAAGTAACGGTTCTACTAACATAGAAGGTGTACTGGTAATCCAAGTTGCCGGATATAATGATCCAAATTTACTGCCATCATCAGGGGTAATTGTGTCTTACAGTTCAGCAAGCGGTCTAGTCACCGTTACAAATATCAAGGGTCTTCAGCCAAATAAAAACTATTTGGTTAAGGTATTAGTAATTAGTTAAGTTTAACAACTATAATAGGTATTTGCTATGTTTCAAAATCAACCTAAAAACCGTCAAAAAGGTACGGGGTTTACGAATATTGGTCGTATCGTTGGGGCTAACGTTGGCGCAGGTCAACAGATGGCAGGGAAAGTTGCGCAAGGAATTCAAACTGCTGGTCAGAACGTTCAAAATCAATTAGGACAAGCTCAACAAAAATTTAACACAGGATTTCAACAAACAACTCAACCTGTACTTGGTACGCTACAACAAGGTAGTGCAATGGCTAAACGTAGTGATGAGAGCGACGAAGATTACGCTAAACGCACTAAAGAAGCTAATGTTGATTACGCTGAAATTGGTAAAAAAGTTCAAGAAGCAAAATACACTGGTCCAAAAGGATTAGAAGATTCACAACGAATGCTCGGATCAGCAGTTGGTGCAGGTCAGCTTGGAACTATGACTACTAGCGGTCAAGGACAACAAGAATTATTAAAGCAGTTTGTCGCAGGTAAAACTGGTTATACTAAAGGTCAAGGAGCTATGGATCAGATGCTTCTTGGTCAAAGTGCTGAAGGCCAAAGACAATTACAACAAGCTAGAGAAGCTGTATCAACTCTCCCTGAAGATGTATTAAGTTCTGCAAAATTAGCTCAGGCTCGTGCGCAAGCGATGGACACCGGGATTGATAAAGAGAAGGCTAGAGTTCTTGGTGGAGTTCAATCTTCTGTTAATGAGATGGAACAACGAGCTAAAGAACGCGGACAGATGTATTCTAAAGAAGCAGGTCGTCTTGCTGAACTTTTAGCAAATCCTCAATCTCAAGGATATGTAAAAGGCGAACGAGGAACGGAATACAACGAACAACAAGCAGCCCTTGATCGTCAACTTCTTAAAAACATGGGCAAATTTGGTATTGGAGCTGGACAGTCCAAACTCGATACCAGTGATCCACAAGCTGCAGCAAGAGCATTGCAAGAAATTGCTTCTGGAGCAACTACAGGAGTTAATGCTCGTTACGGAGATGTTCAACGTCAGGCTCTTCAAAAATTATCACAATTCCAACAAGATGAAGCTAAAGGCGCTAAGATTGCTTCTGAAAAAGATAAAGCAGCATTTGCTGTTGGTGACAAAGATGTTGAGAATTTAGCATCAATGAAAGAACAGCGCGCACAAGCTGAACAAGAAAAATCTAATATTCAAGATATTCCTCAATTAGAAAACGTAGTTAATGCTAGAGGTAGAGTGTCTCATTTAGATTACATGTCAATGGCTGAAGGAATTTTAGGTCGTGACGTTGTTCAATCTGTTAGACAAAGAATGGATGACGAAAACGGAAGAACTGATTGGTTTGGAGCAAGTGATGAATACATCGACTCTGTAACTGATGGTGCAATTCAGGATTTAATTAGACAAAAACTTGCGCCTAAATATCAATCAAGAGATCGACTTGCATTAAGAGAACAAAATACAATGTCTTTGCAAGACTACATTAATAAAATGTACGGATTAAGTTAAGGAGTAAATTATGGAACCAATGACAATGGCGGCAATTGGTGCTGCAGGAGCTAATATTCTAGGCGGTATTCTGGGCGGAAGTGCTGCTTCAGAAGAAGCAAAAAAAGCTCAAGCCTTGTTAGATTCTGCAATTGCAAGAATTAATGGATTACAAATTCCTGACATTACTAAAGAAATTATTTATCAACAGTTTATGACTGTTGGTGATTTTACTCCTCAAGCATTAAATAAAACAATTGAAGAAAATGCTCCACTCGCTTTAATTCGTGAAAATCCTGAAAACAAACTAAAACAAGAAAAAGTTTATGCTCAAGTAGAACAAGCTACTAGAACAGGATTAAGTCCTGAAGATAAACTCGCAATGGAGCAAGCTAGAAGAAAAACATCTCAAGATGTTCTAGCTCAAATGGCTTCAGCTAGATCAGGTGCGCAACAACGCGGTATTGCTGGTGGTGGACAAGAACTTGCCTCTCAATTAGCGGCGATACAAGGCGGAGCAGATCGTCAGTCTATGGAGAATATGCAAGCAGCAGCTAATGCTTCTCAAAATAGACAAGCTCAATTACAAAATCTTTATAATATGGCTTCTGGTATGCGTCAGACTGATCTTGGTGTTGAACAATCAAATGTTCAAGCTCGAAATCTTCGTGATGAAATGATGATGAAGTATGCCACTAACAGAGAGATGCAAAATAAAGCGTGGCAAGAAGAAGCAAACAGAGCAAGAAGACAACAAGAGCAAGCAACATCTAATGCTAATATTCAAAGATCGCAAGCTGAAGCACTTCGTAGAGGACATGAAGCTCCTATGGCTATGTTTGATAGACAAATGTCTAAAGAAGGTGCTATTGCCAATCTTATGGGCAATAAAGCAAATGTTGGAATGGGTCTTGGTAGTGCGAAGGCTAAGATGTGGTCTGATATCGGTAGTGGTGTGGGTAAAGGATTCATGGCTTATGGTATGGCAAATATGCCAAAAACTACCAATATCGGTGCTGATAATATTTCAAAAAATTTGTGGACAGGGGCTGATCCTAGCGGTTTAGGATCGGATTTAGGAATTGATGTTAGTCCTCAGGATATTAATGCCTTAAAATTTAATCCAACAGAACTCGCTTAACAACTATATATAATCCTCAATAATTCTTCAGGAATATATAAAATGGCTAAAAAAGATTCTAAAAAAACTAAAAAACCTGTGGCTAGAGCGCGTAAAGTGACTAAGGCTGTCGATGTCGTTCCGCAAGAAAAAATTAAGACAACTAAACAAAAATTAGAATCTCCATTAACAAGTTCTTCTGAAGTAAAAAAAGCATCTAAAGTAAAAATTCCTAGCGATACTTATGAGGTAGGAAATCCTGCATCTAAAAATATTGCTATTAAAAAACAACCACTTAACGTATCTCCTATAAATAATTTATCTACAGCAGAAAAAGCTGCAGAAGCTGCTGGATCATTCGCTGAAGCAGAAGAATCACTTCTTGAACAATATGGAATGAAAAAGGGCAGTGTTCCTGAAACTTCTACCCCAAGCACAAAAAATTACTATGGCGATGTTGCAGAAGAAATGCGTCGTCAATATCCTAACATGCCAGAAGGCGAAGAACTTACAGCAACTGGCGCTAAAAAATTAAAATCTCCAAAATTAAAAACTGTTCCTAAAGGTAAGATTGGACAATTATTAGAACAAGCAGGTTCTTTGTCTGACGAAGCATTAAAAGGAATGGGTTCAATTGGTAATAAAATTTTAGAAAATAAGTATGTTGCTCCTGTAGTTCCTGTTGCAAAAAAAGTAGCTGCTCCATTGATGTTTCTCGATACATTGAGAGAAGCTAAAAACTTTGAAGAAGAACTTGGTAAAAAACAATACTTGGATGCTGCATCAAGTGGTATGGGTGCTGCTGCAGGAGCTTCTTTATTCTTAGGTCAGCCTCAAGTTGCTGCTCCATTATATGCAGGTTCATTAGCGGGTAAAGGTTTATCTTACGGAATAGATAAATACAATGAATTCGGTGATAATAGTAAGAAAATGGCTGATATGTTAAGAACTAAGCCTGAGTTAACCGAAGGATTTAAAACTGTAATGGGAAGTCTTAATGGAGATTCTGATCAGACTCCAAGTAAAATGAAACCTCAAGACTATATGAATCTTTTCCAACGATCTAAAATGGGAAGATTATCTAATGAACAGATTTTAAATCAATTAGATGAATATAATTTTAATAAAGATAATTCACAAAATAGAAGCCCTGATTCTATTTCTGAAAATAAAACTCCGTCAAAGGGAGAAATTGTAAACTACGCAATTGAACAAGCGAAACATTATGGTATTGATCCTGCTCAAGCATTAGCTATTCTTCAACAAGAATCAGGTTTTAATATAAACGCAGTTAGTAAAACCGGAGCTAGAGGTCTGGGTCAAATGTTCCCAGATGCTTATGCTGATGCTCAACAAGAAGATAAAGAAGGCGTTCTTAAAGACCTAGATTATAAAACTGTTCATTCAGATCCTTCTCAATGGAAGAAACAAGTAGATGCATCTTTGTTATATCAAAAAGCAATTCAAAATAGATATAATAAAAGTGGTACTCCAGAAGAAGCACTTCTTAGGTATGTAGGCGGTCCTAGTGCATCTAAAGAAGATGTTATTAAACGCGGTACTGATCCTGATGAATATATTAATCGTGTAAAAGGATTTAGCGATAAATGGAAACAAACATTAGGCGATGAAAATTTAAAAACTCAAAAATTCTCAGAACTTGATAGAAGTCCTGCTATACATAAATTTAATCAAGATGAAAACTCAATATTTAAATATTTGAGTGAAGAAAATCCTGAAGATGCACAATTAGCATTACGGGGTGTAATGCCTGAAGGTCCGTTAGCTAAATCTTCCGACTATGTAAAACGAGATTTAGATACTCAACGTTTGCAAGAGTTAAGAGATAAATACTTAAATAAAGAAGATCAACAACCTCTTGCTGAACAAGCTCCTGAAGAACCTGAACAAAAAGATGATTCATCTTTGATGCAAGATTATGTAAATCTTCTTAAAAAAGAATCTGGATTTTCTCAAAATACTGTAGAAAAATTAAAACAAATTCAAGATGAAGCTAAAAATTTAAGAGCATTAAATATGCTTGTACAAGGTGCTGAACAAGCTGGTCGCGGTATTGCTGGAGCAATGAGTGGGTTTGAAGTTAAAGGCGGAACTCCGTTCACTGGACTTCAAGAAGAAGCGGAAAAAATGGAGTCTGAATTTAAAGCTCAGACCGATAAAGAGATGGAAGATCCGGGAAGTCAGTATTCTGCTTCATTAAGAAATGTAGCAAGACCTGTACTGGACAAAATGAAGGTAGATCCTACTCTTATTGATAATATGTCTGGGGCGCAGATCACTAAAATCTTGCCTCAGCTTAAAGATATGTATGATGCTCAAGTTCGTGCTGATTACGTTAAAGAAAAATCTGATACCGCTCGTGAAGATAAAAAATCATTAATTAATCAAAGAACTTTTGCTCAATTACCAATGAAATTAGAATCATTGGGAGGAGCTTCTGGAACAAGATTAAGAAATCGTATTCAACAAGCTGGAAACATTTATGGTACTTTAGGTGTTAATCCTAAAGATTTAGAATCTATGAGCGATTCTCAAGTTGAATCTAAATTAGATGAAGCTAAAAAACTTCAGGCGGTCGAGGCCGCTATCGAATTAAATGCGATGTTATCTGGTAGTGGTACTCCTGCGCAGAAAACTTTGGAAAAACTCTTACTCAATAGCGGTTATCAAACCGGGATGAGTGCTGCTGAATATTTGTCTAATAGACAGTTCCAACGTAATCAAGGTAGCTACTTAAAGGATATCGTAAAAATTACTGCGCGAGCAGAAAAATATGCTGCAGAGCAATTACGAAATAAAGAAGTTCAAGCTTTATCAGGAATGAGAAGACTTGCCGATGATCCTGTTGTTGGCGAAGATTTTGTAAATTATATTAATAAGCGCGGAATTACTTTAGATGAATTAAGTGCTACACCTAAATCTGAAAAAGCTAGCAAAGTTAATGAATTAAAACGCATTGATCGTAAAACAGGGAAAACTGCAGTATTCGATGCGGACACAAAACAATTTATACGGTGGGAATAATCATGGATGAAAATTACGTTCCTAAATTTGAAGATACCGATCCACATCCAGACTATAAACCAAAGTTTGAAGATACTGATCCAACATTTGCAGATTCAGATATTGGTCAAGATGTAGATAAAGATATAACATTTAAAGAATTGTCTAAATTATTTGGTCAAGGTGTTACATATAACAATATGGATGAACTTACCGCAGCATTGATGGCAACAAAATCAATGTTAACTGGCGATATTTCATCTAAAGATTGGTATGACAAATATCGTAAAGAACAAGTAGCAGAACAAGAAGCAATTAAAAAGATTGAAAAAGAACATCCTAAGACTGCATTTGCTACAGAGTTAGCTGGTGGTATTATCAGTCCGATTAATAAAGTATTGATGCCAGCTAAAGCATTGGGTGTAGCAGGACAAGTTGCTACTAAACTTCCGGCAAGTGAAGTTATTAAACAAGGCGCAATCATGGGGGCTAAAGGTGGGGCTCTTGCTGGTATTGGTGGTTCTGAAAAAAACATAGAACAACCTATTGAGTACGCTAAGGATATAGCAGGTTACGGAGTTGCCGGGGGAGCTGTAGGTGGCGGTCTTTCTACTATTGGAACTGGATTTACTCACGGACTTCCCGCATTAAAAGAAAAATTAGCTAGCTCAAGTCCTCTTGGTAAAAATATTGTAACCGCTTTTGAGAAATCTAAAGAAGGAAAAGGATTTATTTCTTCAGAATCAGAAGCTCGTTTAGCTAAAGAGATGGAAGAATCTGGTCAAAAGTTTGGTGAAGCAATATACGGAGAAGAAGGTCCAATTGCTAAAACATCAAAAGAACTTACTGACTTCTTTCAAGCTGCTGACGATACGGGGACTAAAGTTGCTCCTGATGAACAAGTAATTGATAAACTTGTAGGAGCTATTGAAGATTTAGAAGCAAATAAATTAGTAGAATTTAAAGATGTAAAAAAACAATTTAGAGATCCTGATTCTATCAGTGCGCGAATTTACAAAGTTCTTGGTAGACAAGGTGACGCGATGTCAAGCATGTCATCTAATGAAGTTAAAATATTTTTAGAGTATGCTGACAAGTATATCACCGGACAACTGTCTCCATCAGAAGCATATAACTTTGGTAGATGGTTAGAAAAAGCTGATATTAAGGGTCTTGGAACATTAAAAGGTTCTAAATTTGTTGATATTGTAAATAAACTTCCTGAATTAAGCAAAGGCATCAAAGATAATGCTGTCCTTAATGCTGAAGAAATTTTAGGTAAAAGCAGTAGAGAGATTTTTGATAGATTTAAGGATGTCAGATCATCCACAGTTGAAACTATTTTAAATAAAGCTACTCCAGAACAACTTGCTGATATTTGGCAAAGTGATTTCTCTAAACAAGAAATCAGAACTAAGCTTTATAAAGATTTCCAAGAATTATTTAAACATATTGGAGATCCATCTACTGCAGGTGATGAAGGTCGTAATACCATTCGTGTATTGGAACAACGTGTTAATGATCTTAATAAAAAACATCCAGATTTAAAACTTAATATTAAAGATTTATTAGATGAAGTTAAAGATGTTGCTTCTCAAAGAGCAATTCGTAATAAATTGGTAACAACTCATACTGGAGCAGGTGGATCTACTAGCGACTTAATAAGTAAGCTAGGTGATTATACCGGTTACGGTGGAGCTATTGTAGCAGGTAAGGCTGTAAATAAAGTGGCATCTTTTAATAATGCGCTTGTTAAAGCTTCTGATGCGACATTAATGCCTTTGGCTCAAAAATTAAAGCAAACTCCGGGTATTGGTCATATCGGTCAAGCCCTTGAAGATGCTCTTAATAATCCAAAAGGCAACGCAAAGAACGCTGCGATATTTATGATATTACAAAATCCTGAAGCAAGTGCTGCTGCTAAGGGAATGATTGGAATGGAGGATTAATCATGAGAACAGATACAGAAATTCTAATTGATCTTGAACGAAAAATTGATGTTATTCGTGATAATCTTCACAATTTAGAATTAACACAAATTGATATGAAAAAAGATTTATCATATCACATCAAACGTACTGACGTTCTTCAAGATGAAGTGTTACATCTCTCTGACAGAATTAAACCAATAGAATCTATTCGATTTACTTGGCAAAATATATTCAAACTACTTACTTTTTTTACTGCTGTTTCTGCTCTTGGTACTACGATTGTTGCCGTTCTCAGTTACTTTAAGGTTATCAACAATTAAGTTCCCATTTCCGTCGATAATATTTAAAAGCTGCATATCAATTCTATCTTCAATAGATTCAATTGATCCTAGATTTCCAACATCCTGAATATCATCTAAATAAATGTGTTTACCCATAGCTTTCTGTTGGGTTAGTACGTCTCTGTTTCTTGCATTGTTTCGATTAAAGCATTCTCGAATTAATGTTTTTGTTTTATGGAGATTTCTCCAACGTTTCTTAACATCAACAGAAGCATTAACAAATTCTTCTGTGAATTTATTAAGATACTTTAACTCTCGTTCGTTTAATTTATTAAGATAATCATAATCAAGAAGCTCAGTACGGCTTCTTAAATTGAATTGTGGGTTAAGGGCAGGATACTTAGTCTTACTTCTGCGACTTTTTTTCCGGGAGACTTTCGGGGTAGAGGATTGCTTTTTTTTGAGCTTCTTCGTCGTACCACGGGGTTGTATAGATTTGGTCTTTCTTTTTTTTAGACATTTTTTTGCTGATGTAGCCATATTTGACCCTTCCTTGTCGCCAAACTTTAATCCATTCAGGCGTAATCATATCCTTGATCGCCTCATTAACTCCGAACCATAAGGAACCATATCCAAGTTGTCTTGATTTAAAGTACAACCTACACATGGATGCAAACGCTATGAAGTTAATAGGTTTACGTTTCTTCTTATGATTATAATAATCAAATAAATAATATAGAATGTCACACTCTATAAAAATCTTTCCTGCTTTAAGATTATGAACGGAAAGAAACTCTTCCATATAGCGTAATTGATTCTGACCTTTAGTTGTATTGATTACACGTTTAGGTTTATCTTCAAGATGAATAAGAATACTAGCTAATGACTTATTGATCTTTATGAATCTCTTATTGCCGTATGGAAATTGTCCGTGAAGTTTTCTTACAAATTCAGCTTCTTCAATCTTATGATCTTTATTCCAAAGTCTAAAGAGTTTGTATAACGTTTTAATGTTGATGCTATATGTTCCGGGCTTGATATCGTAGTAGATTAAAAACTTAATAACCGGATTATCAGTACGTTCATCATCCGGAATAACTTTATGAGTATTAATATCAGAAGAACTGGAATTCATTAGTTCCAGTAATTCTTCTACAGAGTATTCCGTTATGAGTTTTGGTTTTTTATTAGACATTAAAATTGTATGCCTACGCTCACTCCAGCGGTTTTATTTGTAAAACCAAAGATACCAAGACTAAACGGACCAATGAATTGCTTTTGAGCGTGAACTCCAATAATGAATGGGTTAGACAAGTTATTAATATCAACCCCTCCCATGAGGCTTATATGATATTCAGGTTTAGAAGTAACTGTATTACTTTCTTTCTGATTGTCTTTCTTATTTTGAGTTTCCGTCTTGGTCTTAATGGTAGTGGTTTTAGTTTTAGTTCCATCTTTATTAGTCTTTTCAACAATGACCGTATCTTGCTCAGATTTTTTATTCTGAACTTCAACAGTCACAGTTTTAGTTTCTACACGTTTAGGCATTGCGTAATATGCAGTTACTCCGCCAATTATAAAACATATAACAGGAATCGTCTTATTCGTTTTCATCCGTGTCCGTGTCCTTGGATTTTTTCTTAGGCTGTTTCTTGGCGCGATTCTCTTTACGAACTTTCTGTTCAGAGAGAGTTTTTTTATTGTGGCACCTTTCGCAGATACCTTTCATGTTTTCAGCTTCAGTGAATAGTCTAACAATGAACCCATCCCAATTATCCCATCCGGTAATTGGTACTGCAGGTTCTGTATGGTCAACCTGAACTTTATCAGTTAAACCGTTACAATTTTCACAACGGAAATATCCATCATTAGTCTTGCAACGGTTTATAACTTCGCGGCGAATAGGAGAATATAGCCACAATCTTCTACAGGCCGAAATTACTTTCGATTTATAATTAAATTTCTTCTTTTTTGACATCTGTCTTTTCTTCTTTAACCGGTTTTGCATCAGCAATAACGTCAGAAATAAGAGTGTTAACTTCTGCGAATGGACGAGAAGATAAATAAGCCATTACTTTCTGAAGAAGTTCGGTTTTAATTGTGTGTCTCATAGTGTTCCTTTCATTTTATATATTAACGATTGATATATTTTTATTTAGATTCTTACGTCCTCTAAATTGAGAACCGCATTCACGACAAATGTATCGTTGAAATCTACCGGTCTTAGATACTTGATAGCCTTTTTTCATTAGCTTAGTATTTCCACAAGTACCACAACATGGATTAGCATCATCAACATAAACATTGAAGTTAACACCTTGATTATCCCAGCCACGAAGTTTGAGATACAATTCTTCAAGTGTTAAGACATCTTGTTTATTGTAATGCTCCATCTCTTTCCAAGCATCGAGATTATTAGCAAGGCATTGTCTCCAGAGTTCAAATCCTGAAAACTTTTTATGCTTAGACTTTTGTTGTTTCAGTCCTAGCTTCTGTGCCATGTACTCAAGTTTGTTGGAGGTGAATGCAAAGTTCTTGGATGCAATCTGTTTGGTGTCAATGTGTTTAAACGATGACGGAGGTTGCATCCCATTGATAATAAATCTGGCATTAAGTTTTTTAATGTCAAACTTCTTTCCGTTTTGGGTGACAATTACATCAGCTTCATCCAGCAACTTCCAAATTCCTTTTAAGAGTTTGCTGTCGTCGTTAATGTCTTTTTGTCCACGAACATCGTCGTAGTACATTTTCTTGTCACCCAATAATTTAGCGGAATAAGAAAGAACAGACCAGTCTTTCTCAATCATATTGAGCGGAACATCCTGATTCCAAATACCCCAAACCGAAGCAATTATCGGACTGGTTTCAATATCTAATAGTAAAACTTTTGGTCCGTTATTTTTAAACATCATGTTTCCTCGTCATTTACCTTACCATTTCCCTCATGTAATGTCAAGAAAAATTGATAAAATATGTCAAATTTATTTTCAAATGCCTTCACTTGTTTTTCGCTTAGGTGCATATCCTTATACAACCTGAACGTATGAATGAACTCATGCCAGTAAGTCTTTACTGTCGCTTCGTCCTCTAAATACTTATTAATTTCAATTACTTTTGGATCAAACTTAGTCTGACCGTAGTGAGGTCTACCGTTCTTAGACTTACCAACATCCTCACAAAACACAACATCGAACTTATATTTGCGACTAAGTTCAATCCGCGAAGGAATGTTACTCCTCAATTTTTGAAAGCTCTTTTTCATATTTCTTCCTACTGAGTTCCAAAAACGTCTTATTGGTTTCGATGACCGAGATGATTTCTTGCGTAGAGGTGTACTGCTTGAAAAAGGAAAGAGCTTGTTGAGTAGTAGTAAGTATGTGTAATATTTGATCAATATCTTCTACATACCGTTTGTACTTCTTTTTATTTTTTCTGGCGTTTAGATCAATAACTTTAGTCATCACTATTAGTACAGTATAGCACTATAGTTGTGAAATCTTGTCAACATTTTTTTTGAGCTTATAATTGATGAATAAATCTTCAGGTAAGACATTCTCGAAAATGTTAATACTTTTAAACACTTTCTCATACATCTTGGAATGGTCGTAATCGTAGTTATAGTTCTCCATTAAACCTAACGATCCATCAGTTTTAAAGTACGTCCAAATCTTATCCGATTCTTTATATTCAGTACCTTGGATTGCATCTTTAACTTTAGATTCATTAGTACGCTCTGATGACCAAATCTTTTCGGTGAGCGTCTTCTTGGAACACCAATCCTTAATGTTTTCTTTTTTAATCCCGTCACGAATGATCTTTACATACCGATGATAAATATTAACAAGATTATCTTGCGGTTCATTCTTGATGATCGACCAAATCATTTCAGATTGCATAGTCTTTAAAGCGATTTCTTTCTTAGCGTCTTTAAGAGCAGAACCTTTAGTCTTTAACTTGTTTTTAGCCTTGTCGTACATGACATAGTTCTTTGCTTTAAATACAATGAAGGTGTCATAGAACCCATCATCCTCAAATCTGATGGTTGTAGGATAATTAGAGTTTAGGTCTTTAATAAGATTTTGTTTAACGTCCTCTGACCACGCAAAATTTTCATGTGCAGTATAGCTAATCGAATCAGTATCACAGTTAACAATAGTAAACCCTTTATCTTTCGCCCAATTGATAGATTGCGTGAGAATATTACGTCCAGTATTAGTGATAAAGGCGGCAGCCTCCGGACAGTTAAAGTTAAGTCCTGCAGTACCGAGAAAACCGTAGCAGGAATTGATAAGAATTTTAAAAGCACCTTGTAAATCATCGTAGTATTTACTTTCTTTAGCTAGTTTTTTGTAATCAAGACGAAGCTTCGTGAATGTTTTAACTAGATTCAAGAAGTGAGCCTTTGGGTCTTTGTCTACATCATAAACTTCATATTCAATCATGATCGAAGGATACAGGGATGCAACGTCTACCTTATGGACATTACGATAGATTCCCGGATTTCCTTCAGAGATAGCTCCTTCATACTCAACAGCTTCATCGGCCTTAGGAAGCGAATGACCGTCCTGAAGATACGCTCTACACATCATAGAGTTAATCTGCGATCCTGTTGCACCAAGGAGAATTTCTTCAAATGTTTTAGGGATTGATTGCGCCATGTAGAAATACGATGGGATCATAAGATCATACAATGCTAGCGCATCGTCGGCATCGTGAATGGCATAGGTTTTAATTAGGGATAGTTCGTATGCATCAGTGTAGTTGAATCGAATCTTTGATGCGTCATAAAACTGACGGTCTTTTACTTCAAGACCTTCGTGCTTGATAATCGCTTTCAGTCCGTAGGATTCATACTGTCTTGCTACATCGTACTTGATGGACAGAAACATGGTATCGCAGAATGTGCGACCGTAACAGTGAGCTTTATGGTAGTGGTAGAACTGACTTCCATCTTTACGGAATTTAGATTCATTCTGATTAAAGGTTACAGCATTACCTTCTCTACCCCAGTTAAGGCTACCACCTTCACGCTCAACAATGTCTCGTAAATACGGCAAGTCGAATCCGAAGATATTATGACCGCAGATAATAGATGGGTCACAAGCCACGACATACTGAGAGAAAGCGTTAATCATATCGTACTGAGTAGTATACTCGTCGAATGAAAATAGCTTTCTGGTTATTAGTCCTTTTGAATCTCTATAGGTCGAACTTATTAGAATTACTAATGACTCATCATTAGTAGGATACATGGTAGTAGTTTCAATATCGAAGGAGAGAACGGAGATTTCACCGTGCTTCATTCCTTGAAAGAACGAGTAGCCATCTTTTACCATCAGTGCTTCTTCTGAGTTGTAAAGAGAGTATGTATCTTCGTTCTTATAAATATTACGGAATTTAAATAGTTCGTTTTTATCGTTGAATTGTCTTCCCCATTTGTAATGGAGATCACCATGAAGACGGGCAAATTTTTTATCTAAAGGTTGTGAAGCTAATAACCAGTACTTGTTCGGTCTAGTGTACTTGATTACTTTTTCTAATGATTCATCTTGAATGTAAATGTCGGCTTCAGTACCGTTGACTTCAAATCCAACGATACGATTTAAACCGCTTTTACCATAAATCAATTTATGTACGTTGTTCTCTTGCTGGTGCGATTTGTCTTCTTGGTCCAATCCACAGTTCATTATCATAGATGATAACACATACCATATCGTCGGTCAAGAAAGTGAACAGCGTACCAAAAGTCAACTGATCTTTTTTGCGTTCAATGATTCTATTATCTAGTTTTCCAAGCACAGCAACAATATCGCCTTCTTTCACGCTACTTCTCCTTTGTTTCCGAGTTATTGTCGTCATCATCATTAAAAACATATTCTAAGACATCATCCATTTCGTCAGGAGTGTATGCTTGAACAATAATCAATCTATCTTCAAATAAATCATCACAATAAAGTCCTATTGTTTTCATGACCATTTGAATTCTTAATTCTACTGATTTGTTATTGAAAAGTTTTGAAGCGATAATAAGCTGAATGTCATTATCTTCATCGGGCTCGGTGATATGTAGAAACGCTGGACGATACCAAACAATCAAACACGATTCTAGCGTTGCTAGCCGTTTTTTAATTGTATCCGGTTTCTTCATCTGGGGTAGGAACTAGATCGTTTAAGTATGTGTTAGTTTTGTTGGAACTGTTCTCTGAACCAAGTTCCATGTGAACTATATACCGTTTATTTATGACCTGATTGAATGATTTAGGAGAGTGACCGATGTAATAGTATTCATCGTCTTCATCAATAAGATAACCTTCTATAATGGCAGGAGAATGGACTATCTGTAAGCGACCTTCCATTTCCACAGTTTGTCTTGTATCCTTATTTAAAAGGATAACAACGAACTCTCCGGCAAAGTTTTCAAATACTCGATTACTCATAGTATTTCCCTCCTGCCATATAGTTGTTAAATTATTGCCAGCTTGAATTCTCCTGAGATTCCTTCTGCTTTTGCTCTTTCTTTCTCTTTCTAAAGTCATGCAGTTCTTCATACTGCTCATCAGAGAGGGATTTAATATCACCACGAATCGGTTCCCAAGAGAAGTCACCTTGCCACAGAGAGCCAAAGCGATTCTTAACAATAGCAAATGAAATATACTTATCATCTTCTACGGTGTTCGGGCTGTAGCCTTCTCGCCATAGAGTTAATACAGTAGAGCAAGCCTGTTCGATAACGCTAGAACCTTTGATCTGCTTCATAGACAAGAGAGGATCAGATACATCCGGTGTAGAGTGCTTCTGAGTTTGAAGGAGAAGTGTTACACAAGTTTCTGTCTCGTTAGCTAAGTCTTTTAACTGGTTAGCAATAAGACCAGCATTCGCGGTAGCGTCACTATACGGTCCTGCAATGTTCTCAAGGTAATCAATTACAATGAGCTTAGGTTTAATACCAGTCTGCTCAGTTTGTTTATTGATTGCATTAAGCATATCAGTAACGGTAAGTCCTGCCTTGAAGTTAAATCCTACGTTCTTGTACTCAGTCTTAATTACAGCACTGATTCTTTCACGTTCCTTTGGATTAGTACGATAGAGTTCAAGTGCTTTCTTAAATGTATATCCGGTAGCTTTCTGTACGAGCTTTGCATACACAAGAGGCGCACCCATATCCAAACTAAAGAACATAGATGGAATACCAGCAAGTGATGTATTACGAAGGTAATTTAGTGCCATCGTAGTCTTACCAGAGCCAGGTTGTCCTAAGATACCATTAAGCGTAGACGTACTGAAAATCACATTCTCATCTAATCCTTTGATGCCAGTCTTAATAATATTCTGTTCAAAGTTAGTAGCGTAATTAGTGAATTGATCTGTAAGAAAGTCTAAACCAATTGTAGGTGGTTCTTCTTTCTCCTCAGTTTCATATCCATGTTTTTCGCAGTAAGATTTAAGCCACGGATTATTTTGAGGACTATACGATCCGCCTTCCCAACGATCAGAGAATACCGATTCCTCGATGATATTATTCCAGAGTTCTTCTTTGGAAAATTCCTCTTGTCCTGTACGAGCTGATTGTTTTTTGAGCGCACTCTTACAAATATAGTAGGTTGATTCTTTATCGTAGCCTAATGATCTGCAAGTCGCTGCGATAACCATAAGTGCTTGATGGCGTTCTCCGCTATCAAACAATCCTTGAGCTAATGCCCACTTGTACGGTTTCCAACCTTTAGGTGGATTAGCAAGTACTGAGTCATCATTAGCGATTTTGGTTTGTTCTTTCTTCTTTTCAGGAAGCTGAAATAATTTTTCAGGCATACTTGCAGTACCTTCTTTGAATCCTGCTAATGATTCATCTCTATCAGATTTAGATAGTTCTTTAATTTGAACAACATCAAGTTCATCTATTTCAGCAATGTGTAGAGGAATTTTATATAATCCACTCTTAGGATGCTTAGTATGTTCAAGTCTCAAGATTCGAGCATGATCAGATACTGAAGGATCAAATGTAGAAAGTCCTTTAGCTACTTCAGTAACAGCTTGTTTAAATTGTTCGGGATTAATTTCTTTGTTGATAGGAACTACAACATGAAATCCTTTGTTACCAGATGTATAGCAATATATAATATCAGGATCAACACTATAGTCTTCAACGAGTCGTCTTCCAAGTTCAACGGTGTCCTTTCTTGCTTTCTCAATGTCTTTCTCAGAATCAAAATCCCATACTAAAGTGTTTGTAACAACATCTTTGATAGACGCAATTGATCCAGACTTTTCAACGATTCTCTTTTGATCCTCGTTATATTTAAAGATTGAGAGATAGTGGTCTTTGTTTGGATTTAAGTTTAAAGAACTAAGCTGTTCCATCGTTACAAGATTAGGTTTACCAGCAAGTGTTTCTTTAAGATTGTAATACTTATGTTCAACCGACATATTCATGCTTGATCCTTTCAATAAAAAAAGGCGCACAAGCGTATTAGCTCATGCGCCCCTTTGTTCTTAGTTTCGTAAAATTAAATAGTGTGGAGAGAGATGAGATTAAATTTCACGAAGAATTACTAATTCACCAAGAACAAAATCAGGAATGTTGTTGATTCGTTCACGAGCTTTCTCTGCAATCTCTCCGGTAAGTTTACCTTCGCTGATTGCATTTTCTAATGAACTAAGTTGAAACTTTTTATTTTCAACACGAACCATATCGCCTTGTTTAAAGGTCGCAGCATTTTTAAATTTAATGTATGGAGCTTTGCCATCATCTTTTGCTTTAAGAAAAGAACCAATTACTTCACGCTTCAGTTTTGCCATTATCAATTTCTCCTTCAATTACGTTATCATTATTAGCATCAATTTGTTCTGACGCATTTTTTTCAGCAAGAGCCTTGTCCATAAGTTCAAGCTCCACAGCACTTCTCATAATCAGTTTACAATCCAGAAGCTGATTTGCAATGAGAAAAGCGTGTTTTGCATCTTTGCTGTAAAAATTTGGATCAGATACTTCTAAAGGCCAACCCACAAGAGCATCAGCAAGACGTAATGCGTCTTTTTTATTGAGCTTACCAATTAGAACTTTATATGATGGGTAATGCTGTCTAAAGAAATTCGCAGCGATTTCTTCAGGACTTAGTTTTGCATTATTTTCAGCAATAGTATCAATTTGTTGCTGAACTTCTGTATCAATTTGTTGTGTTTCTGACATCTTAGCTCCAATCATCAGAGGTTGTAGTAGTAGGGGTTTCTGCTTTAGTTGCAGATGCTACTGCTGGTTTATTCTTACGGAAAGATGATTTAGTTGCGGGTGCTGTAGTGGTAGTTGCTACAGGTTTTGCAATGGCATCAAATTCTGCATTAGGATTTACATTATTTTTTAATTCCAAAGTAACAGTAGGACCAGTTACAGCATTATTTGTTTGATACGATTTAGCGGTAACAGTTGGTGCTACACGACCTGAAGCTGTATTACCGTCATCGTCTTCGGCTGGTATGAAAAGCATCGCTTGGAGGCCAAACCTGCGAGCATACGTCTGCGCCGCGCCAAATGCTTGAGGGTCATTAGCTTTAGCTGATACCACTTCAGTTTCTGATTGCATCCATTCACCAGTTTCAGAATGAATAAGTGTAGTAGTAATAAAGTTTTTACCATCATGATGAGATGAAGGTTGAAGAACTACAATACCGGCTTCGTTAAGCGGAAGCTTTACTACTTCCATCACTGTAGGAAGATCGGCATAAGTAGATTTAAAGAATGGGTTTTTAGCATCTTTCTTCGCCGCACCCATTTGAGCTTGAGCTACTAACAATGCTTTAGATAGATTTTTAATTGATTCGCTTGTTTTTAGAGACATATCTTTTTCCTTTCACTATTCAAAAAATTAATATCAGTCTTGTTTATCGTTGTCTAGCTTTTCATTCTCTTCATCAATTTGTTTTGTAAGTTTGATGATGAACTCTTTTTCAAGATGCATTTCTTCTTTGTGTAGAAGATGTTTCGCAACAACACCAACTCCAACAGTAAGAAACAAAGCCATAGCAATATTCGGATTAACTGAATAAAACAAATAACCTACTAACAGCCACTCAAGAACTGTTGCGCCATCTACAACTAAACGTAATGAATTTATACTTTCCATGATTAATCCTCGATTACCGAATTATGAATATCAAAAAGCAAAACATTGAGACGTTCTTGAACGATAAATAAATCGGTATTGGTTTCAATATGTTCAATTACATCAGATACAACGTGTTCTTTTGGATTAAATTTAATAGCTACAACACTGTAAGAACCATTAAGGTTTTTAACAATAGACAATGCTGTATGTGTAAGTGGGATGGTTGTAACCACTTCAGGTTCATTTTGCGTTTGTTCTTCTTTGTTAACAATTAAATCTTCAAATAGTTCTTGTTGTTCTAAAGCACCCATATACATCTCCTTTTTTTGTTTTTTCTTAGCCATTAAATTATTCCTCAATGAATTTAAATCTAATAATACTTTTTGCGCTGAAGTAATAACTATCAACGTCTTTGATAAAAAGATTGGTAGTATCGTATCTGATAAGTTCTTTAAAAATTGAGTTATCCGATTCTTCATCTTTAACAATATGTTTTGTTCCATCCGTAAGTTCTACCTCGACATTCAACATAATTATTCATTCTCCGTTTTTATCTTATAAAGTTTAGCTGGATCTTTCTTCCAACAAAAATCAAAAAAGTCACAAGGCTTTCCAAACCCAGCATCTTTACATCCATTTACATTCTTATTGAAGATACCGAGTTTAATTGAAGTATTAACACTTCCGATATTATCAATAACTAAATGCTCCACTTCCTGCGGTATCTCGTCAACGATCAATTGCATCTCAGCTTTAGGGTTGAGAGTTTCAATCCAATCTCCTCCGCAGCGAGCATTACTAATGATATTGTTACAAGTTTTAAACTTTGCTCCACTACCATCAAATCCGCACTTCTTACAGATTTTCACTTTGTTCTTGTTGATGTTCTTCATAAACACAACATAACTAGCTAATCGTGTATTATCGTATTTGTCAGAGAGAGCATGAAGATACTGAGATAACTGTACAGAATATTGTACGCTGTCTTCAGCATACGGTTTTCCTGAAGTCTTGAAATCGGTAATGATTGGTTTATCATAACCTTCTAATTCCAAAACAGCATCGCAGTAACCAATGGACTTATCGCCTTGATCGTTTTCAAGTTCGATGAGTTCTTGGGTGGAGTGAATCTTTTTAATCTTAGGAACAAATTCATTCTTGAATGTATCAATCATCAAGTGTCCTTTGTGTCTAAGACTGAACCACGCAATCTTATCCGTATTATCTCCAGCCTCTTTAATTTCTTCTGGAGTTAATAAATCGTAATCTGGATCGTTCTTACCATAATGAATAGCTTTACCTTCGTTGATAAAGATATTGGTTAAAACATCGTTAACATATTGAGTCCGCCAGTGGTAATCAAAGTATTCGTATTCATCCGCAATTTCCTTGTCAGATTCGTTTACCACATTCTTACCTGTAAGGATGTATTCAAAAGTCATATCGAGTGCTTTACCAAACAACAACGCACTACCGATGAAGTTTGATCTATATCCTTCTCTGTAATGAAGTCTGAATGATTCTCCACAGAAAAGGTATTTGTTGATTGCGCTATGACTTAATCTATTATTCATATTTATTGTTTCTTCTCACTTTTTAATGAATCTATCTCCAATAAAATCTTACACGATTCTTCGCTTATTGCTATGTATTCTTCCCAAGAAAGATTCTCGTGATGAAACTTATTGTACATCGTGTGTACATTACAAATGTCTGGTCTATCGTTATAAATATTACAACTATTATCAGAGAGAAGGTGACCACATCCGCCACCTTCTGCTCTTGGTAATTTATAAAAATTTAAAACAACATCGGGAACTAGTCTGCAACACGCGCCACATTTGGTGCAGTTGAATTTAGTTTCCACGACCACTCGCACGTTTTAAGGATGCGGTGTAACCAGAACTTTTTTGTTTCGGCATTACAGCCATTGCTTGTTGTGTATTAGACAAATGAATTGTAGCAATTCGACGTAATTGTTTTAGGACATTACGATTTGCCATGTGTTTTCTACTGCTTCGTTTTTGTTTCTTTGTGAACATATAATCTACCTTCCTAGTATTTTATACATTTTAATATAGTATATTATTTTTGTCAAATAAAAAATGGGACCAAGAAAGGTAACTTGATCCCATCTTACATCACTATATAATTAGCGGTACAAAGCTGTTACGTTTACAGTGACGTTATAAAAATATGTATGGTGGTTGCAAACAACAGGATTGAGCATATATACAGCATCATTCATGATATTTACAATTTGACCACGACAGATCATTCCGTATGTATTACGAACGAATACAATTTCTCCAATATGGAATTGCATATTAGGAACAGGTACTGGAACTGGAACCGGAACTGGTTGTGGGATTGGCTGTGGAACAACCACTGGTGGTAGTGGATTTGTTACAATAGGAATTGCTGGTGGGGCAAAGCTACCGCAAGCGGTTAACGAGAACATTGCACACAAAATAAGTTTTTTCATATTTACTCCTCATCTCTCAGGAGTAGGGCTATCGTAACTGCCACGCTTGTGTCAATATTTTTTTCTTTTAAAAGAGAGTTAAATTCGTCGCTGGTTAAGTGATTGATAATAAAGTCAACTCCATCTTCAAATCCCTTGTTCCAACCATTTACATAAGCAACCGGACTATCAATACTATCGAACATACTCTCTCTCCTTAATGAAAGGCAGGATAACCTTTCTTTACAGGCTACCCTGCCAGTTTTTACTACGCCGACATTGCTGTACGACGAGCAGAATTTAATGCAGTAACGGCACTGCGCTGACTAATAAAACTTCCAACATTAACTCTTTTACCATTTAAAGTAAAACGTGCAACGTAACGTTTTTTATCTTTACGGAAATATACACCACCTGCTGATACGCGAGCTGGTTGTTTTGCAATTACTTTTTTAGATTTTGTAGCCATTATAAACACTTCCTTTGTGTTGGTTAATAATAACTAAAATATGTCGTAACAAAATACTTTTGTCAACTAATTATTTTGAGGATGCAGGGCGCGATCCCTGCCTTATAGTATTATCCGCTTTACCTGACTTTCGCCAAGCCGTGCCTGTTAGGGATAATTAACGTGCACTCTGTCCTATGCGTGTCTCTAGTGGTGTACTCCTTTAGCTCGGAGTTCGAGTGCCACAGCTTCCCACGCCGATCCTCAAACTTTTAAATGGTGGAAAGAAAAGGATTTGAACCTTTGAACCCCGAAGAGAACAGATTTACAGTCTGTCTGCTTTAACCACTTGCATATCTTTCCGAAAAAAATGTAGTTTCTTTCCATAGCATTCAAAGACGGACAAACCATTAAGCATATCTGTACAAGGCTCATCACCAAATTTATATGCATCTCTTATCTCTACTTCTAGCGATCTATTAACTCTGTCAGCCTTCTTATTAGAGTAGCTAATCATCTAAAAAGAGGTTATCAGTATTTCTACTAACGACTTACTGGTGAGTTACTAATTCGGATCACTACAAACAAAATGGCTGGCGAGGTAGGGATCGAACCTACGACCTCAATCTTAACAGGATTTTGCTTCTACCACTGAGCTACTCGCCAATAAACTTTAAGAGTGAATCTCTCTGTGACAGTTTGCACAGAGAAGCATACACTTGTCAATTTCTTTTTTAACTCTTTCCCACGAACGAGAATGTCCATTATGACTTATTGCAAAGTCTTTTTCATTAGGATCTTTGTGATGAAAATCAAATGCACCCGCGCATTTATCGTACCCACAAATTTCGCATCTACCGCCTTTATATTCAATAGCTTTTAATTTTACTTTGCGTCTTCTAATTGTAACTTTTTCAACATTACATTTTTTACAACGCAATCTTTTTCTTGATAAATATGCAGGACTTTCGCCATGTTTTTTGCAATTAACTAGATGCATTTTTAAATGGTGGGAACGGAGGGACTTGCACCCTCATGAAGAAATCTTCGCAGGATTTTAATTCCTGTGCGTATGCTAATTTCGCCACGCTCCCGTATATACTTTAAAAGTTTAATATTAATACCATAACATTTCAATAATTTTTAATGGTGCGCAAATAGGGAATTGAACCCTACTCTACAAAGTTTATAAATCTCCGCCTGACCACCAGCCAGCCTTTGCGCAGTTAATTACGCTTCGCAGGAAGCACACTCCTCTTTAGAGCGTGATGCAAGATCACCTTTCAATACTCCTTCAGTGCGAAGATAGTAAAGTCCTTTAAGTCCGGCATGATATGCTTCAATGTGTACTTGGTTAATATATTTTGGATCACTGTTAGCTCCAAAGAATAAATTAAGAGACTGACCTTGATCAATAAACTTCTGACGTTGAGATGCTTGTTTGATGATAGAGAACTGATTGATCTCTCTCGCAGTTAAGAACACACTCTTCTCAAGATCAGTGAGTATATTAAGATGCTGAACACTACCATTGTTCTCAGTGATACTCTTCCAAACTTCAGATGTATTCTTTTCTTTCTTATCTAAGATATGCTCTAAGATTTTATTCTTACGAATGAATGTTCCCTTAGCTGTCTTTTGAGAAAAGATATTCGCAGCGATAGGTTCAATACCTGCAGACCATCCACCGCTAATGATTGAGTTAGATACTGTCGGAGCTTGAGCATTGAGATGAGTGTTTCTCATTCCAGTACCTTTGCACCAAAGAGGTTCACCATATAGTTTAGCAAGTTCTTGGCTTGCTTTAATACTACGTTGTTGAATCGTTCTAAAGATATTAGCGTTTAACATCATTGATTCAAAGCTATCAAAAGGAAGCATACGAGATTGCAAAAGACTATGCCATCCTAATGTACCAAGTCCTATCGCTCTACCTTTAACAGCAGAACGAACAGCAGATTCAAATCCCGGCTTATTGGTAGCTTTTTGAATGTACTCAGATAATACAGCATCTAAGAACATGATGGATAATTCCACCGCATCTGTATCTTTCCATTCTTCCCATCGCATTAAATTCATGGAAGAAAGACAACAAACGAATGTATGATCCTTATCTGTGTAGAGCATGATCTCATTACAGAGGTTAGATGATTTAACTGTGAGGTTGTTATTCTTATAAGCTAATGGATTAGCATCATTAACATTATCAGTGAAAAGAATATAAGGTTCGCCAGTTTCAACTCGCGCCTTAATGATTTCTTTCCATACAGAACGCTTATGTTCATCTCCACCAAGCATGGAGTTCATCCACTCGTTAGAGATACAAACTGCATTGTTCACATTTAAACAACGACGATTCATATCGCCAACAGGTCTACGGATATTAATAAATTCTTCGATATCAAGATGATCTACAGGAAGATAAAGTGCTGTAGCTCCGCGACGAGTGGCTCCCTGACTAACACCAATCGTTGTTGTATCAAAACACTTTGCCCAAGGAATGATACCTTCAGACTTTCCATTACCAGAGATTGTTGTGCCCCTGCCTCTGATGTCGCCAAGGTAAACTCCAACTCCTGCTCCGTTCTTAGACAGCATAGCAAGTTCATGTTGTTTCATGAAGATGTTATCAATACTATCATCAACGTGAATGGTGTTACATGAGATGGGAAGTCCACGTTCAGTGCCCATGTTAGAAGCTACTGGAGAAGCAAGACATAACCAGTTCTTCCACATGATGTTAAAGAATTTCTCTTCTAAGTTCTCATGGGTGAATTGTTTAGCTCCAGCCTTAGCAACACGACTATACATCATTCGTGGAGTTTCATTAGGAAGAAGGTATCCACCTTTCAATGTGCGATAACCTTCAATGTCTAACCACTGAGGGGCTTCACCGGATTGTTTAAGTTGTTGTAGTTCTAATTCAATAGCATCCATGATTTACCACATTTCCTCGAAGTTTAAATTTCCTTTAGAGTAATCCGATACTCGTCCACTAAAGAAGTCTTGATGGCTAACGCCGGAACTGAGTGAGTCAAACCACTCCATACGTTTCAACGCTTCCTTGTCTATGTTCTTCCAGTTAGGTTTAAGTGAAAGATCGGTGAGCTTAGTGTTACAACGATGGCGAATGAATACTTTTAAATCTTTAGGATCAAGTCCTTCGATTGGTCCAAGTTCAAAAATCTTATCAATGAAATCATCTTCAAGTTGTACGGTAAGTCTCGCGGCCTCGTAGATTTCTTTCTTCAATTCATCTGTGAATACTTCAGGATACTCAGAGATAAACTGTTTAAAGAGCCAGCAACCAGCTTCACTGTGTAAGGTTTCATCTTTAATACTGAATGCAATAATCTGACCTACACCTTTTAGCTTATTGAATCTACTGAAGTTAAGAAGTACCGCAAAGGATGAGAAAAGATTCACACCTTCATTGAATGCACTAAAGATTGCTAACGACTTAGCGATGTCATCTTTAGACTTACCTTTAGTGTTAATCAATCTATCAATCTTAGCCTTAGTGGTAGGTTCATTAAGGAATGCTTTGTAGTCAGTAAGACCTAAGCTGTCATTGAGATACGCATAGCTTACTGCATGGATAGATTCAAAGGAAGCGAATGTGTTTCCCATCATCTGTATCTCAGGTTTCTTAAACCAGTTACAAACCTTGTTAGACCAGTAATCCTCAATAAGAATTTCAGCCTGAGTGAATCCTTTTAGAATACCAGCGATTACATTCTTCTCAGAATCGGTAAGGTTCTCTTTCCAATCCTGAATGTCACTAGACATTGCAATCTCATGATGAAGCCAATGCGACTGTTGCTGTAGTTCCCAATACCGATAAGCCTGTTGGTACTCGAACGGAGCGTACTCGATCCTAGTGTTAAGAAGTGCCATAGATGTGTTCCTATTATTTAAGGTTAGAAGGTGATAATTTAGTTGTTATCATCTTCCCCATAAACAATAGTAGGGAGTGTTTCTTTAGTAATATCAATAGGTTGTCTCTTCTGAACGAAGTCTTTAACTATGGTGATAGCGTTCAAAATGTCTTCGTGGTTAACCGCAAACTTAGAGGATACCACTTGAACATTGATGTGATCTGGATTGCCAGAACTACGGAATAAGATCGCATCTGGTTCATTATGAATATCGCTAACGCCAACAATTATATTAGTAGTGATTGCCATGATTATAATTTCTCCAAGAAGGCATCGCCTGATCTGCCTGTGTATCGGTCTGTTACGCCGTTTAATATGTCACCATAGGTATCAATAACCTTATGATGTGTTTCTTTATCAAACACTCGACAAAAGGTTTGGTCGT